GATTGGGAAATTAGGCCCTGCCGCAGAGCCTTAAATATTTTTAACATAAAATATTTTCCAGATTGGGAAATTAGGCCCTGCCGCAGAGCCTGGGCGCTCTTATATATATAGTATATAGAGCCATGTCCATAGGCAGAAAAATTTTTTGGCTTCAAATCATTCTCGCAAAATTGCCGCCAAATCATATATAAGTATGAGCAAGGCCCATAGGCAGAAAAATTTTTTGGCTTCAAATCATTCTCGCAAACTGGCTAACAAATCATAATATAAGTATGAGCAAGGCCCAGAGGCTCATAAATTTTCGTTCTCGCATACATTCTCGCAAATATCAATTTAGATCCTTAGACTTAATAGGGAATTGGCAAAATGGCATTCTCGCAATAAAGAATAGATGCTCAGAAATAATTTTCAAAGAAACAAAATAAACATGCGAAATCAAAGGGGAGTTTCTCAATAAATGATTGATTTTCAATAAATTAGACATTGATAAACAACGTAAACAATAAATATATAAAAGAGATAAAATAGATTTGAAATAGTGATATGTGAATAGATAGGCTTATCATATATCACATATAACAGTATAAGGCTTCATAGAAGAGTTAGAGATGATTGTTTCTGTGCCCTTTGATTTCTATTCACTGATTAAATTTGATAAAATATTGATTTTCAATTAGTTTTATTTTGTGAAGTAGAAACACGAGAAACTAAAACCTTGTTTTCTATTCACTAACTAAGATATATGCCTAAATACCTGTGAAATATCATATTAAAAAGTTAATAGTTCACTAGTATAAAAAAATGTTAATTTTTGATTTTTAATCCGCGAGAATTTTTACTTATCAGCCTTTATAACTATATTTACAAAAGCATTAAAAATATACACATGATACGAATAGGTAAATACAAGTACTTAGTAGATTTACAAGAAGGTTCTAATGTTGATTCTGTAAGTGCTTATTTTATACTAGAATTTGAATATGATAATAAATTCTATGTTGACTGGACAGGGGAAACTAATTCAGTTTCTGTAAAAAATAAAATAGATAGGCTTATATACAATGCATTTCATAACGTCTCATGGTTATCAAAAAATAATCCAGACCTCGTAAAAGCGATAATAGAAAGCAAGTATATAACAGTAACAACAGAAGAAATTCCTTTCAATTTGCTATCATCACCAAATAGCTTATTGAATATATACTCAAGAATGTATGAATTGATAGATGAATATACAGCCTACGCACCATACGGGCATAATATAATAAACGGCTTAAATAAATGTGCCGCAGAAAAAGCAATTATACCAGGATATGCTGCAAAATGGGAAATACCAGATACAATACGTAAATCAGGAACAGATACTATACGTAGTTATCCACATAGAGCCGTATATCAGTATACTGAGATAGCAGAAAATACTTATAAATTTTATAAAAGATGGGATTCTATAAAAGAATACGTAAATTCAACACCGACAAAAGTCAACCCAAGCGCCATATACATGTGTTGCAATGGTCAACGGAGAATAGCCTATGGTTCTGTATGGAGATTTAATAATGCAGATGATATAATAACTATAGAGTCAGACCTTAGAAAAGCAACAGAGTATAGGCGATTACAAAACCAAATAAAGAAAGATATAATATTAGAAGAAAAAAGTAAAACTATATTAAATAAACAACAAAAATATAATAACCAATATGAAAACAGGTAAAATAGCAAAAGACTTATCAGATATACTGCCATCACGTCCAGTAGTTCCTGGAATGTCTAATCCAGACACATCCAAACTCGTAAAACAAGAGGCCGCGCGCATCAAATCAAAACAAGATGCAAAAGAATTGACTCGTATTAAATATCTTGAAAAGCAGAAACTTAAATATCTTCAAGCTAAACAAGAAAAACGTCAATCGCTAGCAGAAGAACTCGGCGTAGAAGAAATACCAGATGGCCAAACTGAACTTCAAACCAAACGTATTGCAGAGCAGCAAAAACGAGTTGAGGCTATTGAGGCACTTGAGGCTCAGACTGTAGAGCCGCTTAAAGCAACTGAGTTAGCAGAACGCCATGACTCGGGCAAAGGCTCATATTCATCAGCTATACACTCAGCGCTTCAGTTACAAGGAGCATCAAGACCTGAGATAACAAAGCTTCTTACTAGCCTTAATATCAATTTAAGTGTTCAGCTTACAAAGCAAGATACGGCCAATTTATTGGCTTGTTTGTTAACGTGTAACCACTCGCAGTTACAAGCCTTAATGACTAATAAAAAAGTGCCGGTTGTAATAAAAACTGTAATTAAGCGCCTTATTGAAGACGAAAAGCTAGGTAACATTGAAACTATAGAAAAATTATGGGATAGAATATTTGGCAAAGGACCTATGCAATTAAGTCTCCCAGAAGGACAGCAGCTGCAAACAGGCATTATTCCTAATGTGCCTGTGAGTCGTGAAGCGTACCTGATTATACGTGAAAACTTAATAAAGTAAAATATAGCAATGAAGTCACTTAAAGAAATGCAAGAAACAGCATTAGATGCCACAAAGCCCGGAACTGTAAATCCTGTAGAAATGTTACGTCTTGAGGCTTTGACATCATTTGAAAAGTATACTAAACTAATGTTTAAATGTCAATATAAACGCTCATTTATAGTAGCAGAGCACCATAAGAAAATGTTCGAAGTATTACAAGATGTTGTAGATGGTAAAATTACCAGATTGATTATCAATATCGCTCCCAGATACGGGAAATGTGTTAGTAAAGATACCCTTATTACGCTTGCTACAGGTGAGCGAAAAAAAATAGCTGATATACTGCCAGGAGATAAAGTGCTATCATTCAAAGATGGTAGAGCAGTTGTTAATAGCGTTATTGCTACTGAGCCGGCATATAAAGACTGCTATGAAATTACTATGAGGTCAGGTCGGTCAGTTGTATGCAGTATTGACCATCCTTGGAGAACACCGTTCGGGTATGTAAAATCTAATAGGCTTAAAATTGGAGATAGGATATTTGCACTAAAAAAAGAGTTAGACGGCATCGAAACATTATCAGACGCGGAGATTATACTAATATCAATGATGCTGTTTGACGGATGTTGTACAAAATCTGGTAAATTAGGATTTACTAACATAGATAAATTAGCGGTAAATGCTGTTATAAAGGCTGTTAATGAACTCGGAGGTGAGGTCAAGCATTATTCTTGTACCGCAGATTGTCAATATACCATATTAGGCGGAACTAATGGCGTAATAAATAACATTTTAATAAAGCATAAATTAGTTGGAAATAACTCTTATACTAAAAGAATCCCATTAGGAATATTTAGTACTTCTATGCGACAAAAATATGTGTTTTTAGGAATGATGATAGCGACAGATGGTACTATAAAAAAGAATGGTCAGTTGTCTATAGGCCTAGCAAACAAAGGACTTGCTGAGGATATTCAATATCTGTTATCTACTATGAAAATCCCATCAACTTTAAGATTTTATGAAAATGAAAAAGCTGGTATATGGAATGTTGCAATATCAAGAAGATATTCTCAAAAATTATATCCGCATTTGAATTTTTATGGAAAAGCAGATAAAGCAAAAGAATACATTTTACAGCCTTCTAAAATAGAACGTACATGCACATACCCGTATTCTATAATAAAGAATGAAGGCCTTTACAAAATGATACACTTTGATTTAGGGTATAAATCAGTTGGGCCAAATAGGAATATGTCAGAAGATACATTTAGAGAATTAGTGGAAATTTTTCCTGATAATCTTACGAGATATTGGGCTGAAGATTTCTATCCTGATGAAATTGTTAGTATAGAAGAAGTAGGAAAGCATGAATTAGTTCATATTGAAGTATCTGGTGATAAAAATTTTATAGCCAATGGGCTCGTATCACACAATACAGAATTAGTTATTAAGTCGTTTATCTCATGGGCCTTCGCCTTGAACCCGATGTGTAGATTTCTGCATCTATCTTATTCAGATATACTTGTGAATGACAATTCAGATACTGTTCGTAATATAATGAGTGAAGAATTATATAAAACACTCTTTCCTAATTCAGCTCTTGCATCCGAGAAAGGTTCGGCTAAGAGATGGAAAACTAAAGCAGGAGGAGAACTCTATGCAGTGTCAACACAAGGTCAGGTCACAGGCTTTGGTGCTGGAGCGGTGGATGAAGAAATAGATGAAATGGATGGAGGCAATGATATATTTGTTTTCGATGACCACACGAATGAAATGCTTAAAATGATAGATGCTAAAACCAATATATTTCAAGGCGCAATTGTAATCGATGACCCCCTGAAAGCCGATGATGCAGCATCCGACCTTATACGCGAACGCATAAACCAACGTTTCGAAAATACAATACGTAACCGTGTTAACTCGCGTAGAACGCCTATCATTATTATAATGCAAAGATTGCATGAGCATGACCTCTGTGGCTATTTGCAAGAGATAGAGCCAGATACATGGACTGTTTTATCACTTCCAGTTATACAAACAGACCCTGAGACAGGAGAAGAATATGCTCTTTGGCCAATGAAGCACAATCTTGAGGAGCTATATAAACTACGAGAGATTAACCCGGTAGTATTTGAGACGCAGTATATGCAAAATCCAATTCCTACTGAGGGCCTTATGTATCACGAGTTTAGAACATATCAAAATATAGAATTGCCATCAGGCTCTAAAGCTAATCAAAGATGGTGTTACGTTGATACAGCTGATACTGGCTCTGATTATTTATGTGCAATTTGCTTTATAAATACTCCAGAAATGCTATATGTAATTGATGTGCTATACACACAACTGCCCATGGAAAAAACTGAAGTAAGGTTGGCTAAAATGCTCACAGAAAATAGTATAACAGAATGTCTGATAGAGTCCAATAATGGTGGTAGGCAGTTTGCTAGAAATGTAAAGCGTATTGCAAGAGCTACTTTGCATAATTTCAAAACAGCCATAAATACTTTTACACAGACAAAAAATAAAGCTGCTCGTATTTTTTCAAATTCAGCTCTTGTTAACTCAGATGTAGCGTTTCCAGAAAATTGGGATAAAAAATGGCGTGAATTCTATAATGCTATTACAACTTATCGTAAAGATAATAAGCGAAGGGCTGCTCATGATGATGCACCAGATGCATTAACTGGAGTAGTAGAAATGAGAATGAAAAAAACTTTATATAAAAAGATTAAAAGGAGAAATTAATATGGAAAATAAATCTATAAACATACCTAATAGTATACAAATAGCGGGTCAAGAAATAACCGTTGAAATTGTAGAAAAACTTGGAGCTAATTTAGGAGTATGCTGCTTGGCTCAATCATATATACACATAGCTAAAAAATACATGTGCCAAAATGAAGAGCAAGAACAAAGTGAAACCTCTCAAGAACAAACTTTTTGGCATGAATTAGTACACTGCATTTTAGATGCTATGTGTGAAAATAAATTGAGCGGGAATGAAAAATTTGTATCTATATTTTCAGGTTTTTTATATGAGGCTATGAAAGCTTCTAAATGCACATTTTGTGCTAAACAATAAAAGATTAAATTCTCGCATTATTCTCGTAATTTCTGGGCTTCTAATTATATATAAATGATTAAATCATAAGCCTTGAATGAACATAGTGCGAGAATGACTCTAAGTAATGCTCTATTAAAAAACGTTAAAAGCTGTACGACTTACAGTATAATTTAGTATATTCGCACTGTGGAGAAGCCAATTCGAAGCAAAAATACAGGTAATTCGATGCAAGTTAAGGGTAGCTGCTCGGTAGTATTAACATTAAAAACATAAATAATATGGGATTAAATTGTGGATGCCCTATTGGAGCACATATTGCTGACCTTACAATTGAAGAATGTAAGGAAAGTATGGGGCAAATTCAGAAAGTTGCATTCCAGCGAGTATATAAAACAGCTGGAACACTAAACTCTGTCGATGACCCGACCAAGAAAGCATCGTTTTCTACTTTGTTTGCTGCGGCCGATGGCACAAAAATGGCAGTTTCACCTTATATTCAGGGACCTACTTCAGAGCCAGGTGCAGCTCGTACTTTTGGTGGAGGTAACCAGACCCTTGGAGGTATTGAAATTACAATTGGCCGTGAGCCGACAACTTTTTCTGCTATGATTTATCAGGAAAGTCAGAAAACAATTGCACAGATGAAACAGTACATGTGCGAAAACGTCGGTGTATGGCTTATCGATGAAAACGGTAACCTTGGCTGTTTAGTAGATGATATGGATGAACCTACTAAGTACATGCCTATTCCTATTAGTAAGTTGTTTATCGGTGATAAGAAACTTGGTGGTTTCGAAGAGCCAGATAGCAACTCTATTGAATGGTCATTTTTCCCTAACTGGAGTGATAAGTTCTACATCGTTAAGCGTGAGTCTATGGACTTCAATCCTCTTACAGATTGGGTTAATGCCGCTTTTGCTGGAGCTTAAAACTTTCAGTTATGAGAAAGAAGAAAGAACAAACCGTAACATTGGTTGTGCCTAAATACAATATGAGGCAGGAGTTTGGCATTCAGCATGCCGAACGCCTGCTTGATATGGGCACAGCCATAAATGGTGGATGGGAATTACCTAAAGATAGCAATTATTATTACGACGAAGAAAATGGGCTTAGAGTTAAATCAGATAAAGCAAATTCTGCAAAAGCCGACTAAACGTCAGACTATTCAGAAAGCTGTAAATATGCAGCGCCGTCTTAGATTTCATACTGAGACGAATGTTGCTGTATCTGATATTAACCAACCTACGACTATATTCTTAGATTGGGTAAGGCAGTTGCTTCCGAAGGATAAATTCAACATATTCCTTCATCTGTTCAAATTTCCATTGCCTACACCTGCTGTAGTTGAGGACGTCTATAGAGAACTCGAAAGGGTTTTCTATAGTCGTAACTCATCAAGCTCATACCAGTTTACAGACTCAGAGCTTGCAGAAGACTGGTCTCAGTATAAAAAGAATAACCTCAATGAGCCAGAGGTGTGGAAGACAACCGGATGGAAGAGAATGCAGGTATCGCCAAATAGTATTTTGGTAGTAGACCTTCCTCAAGTACAAACATCTTTGCGCCCAGAACCGTATTTTTATTGGCTTGAGATTGATGCTGTAATTGATTACCAGACTTTTAGACTTGATGAAAATCAGTTTGAGTGGCTTATTTTCAAACAGCCGGAACATCGAATAGCTGTATTTGATGATACTTCTATAAGAGTATATCAGCTGAATGAGAAAAATGAAATTCAGTCACTTATTTCAGAGGCAAAGCACGATTTAGGATATTGCCCAGCTCGGTTCTTTTGGTCAACGCAACTCAACGAGAAAAATAAAGACCTTAAGAAAAATCCAATTACAAAAGAGCTGTCAAATCTTGATTGGTATTTGTTCTTCTCTATTTCGAAGCAGCATTTAGACTTGTATGCGCCTTATCCTATATATAGTGCGTATGAAGCTGATTGTAACTTTGAGAATAATGAGACTGGTGACTACTGCGATGGAGGTTTTCTACGCAATGCAAAAGGTGAGTATAAAATTCTCAATGATGGAACAGTTGAAAAGTGTCCTTGCTGTAGCGAAAAGCGCATAGCTGGTCCTGGTTCATTCTTAGAAGTTCCTATACCAAATCAGTCTGAAGGTGTCGCAGATATGCGTAATCCTGTTCAGATAACCACTATCGATAAAGACTCACTTGATTATAATGTCAATGAGTGTGCAAGGCTTAAAAATGAGATTGTAATTTCTGTTGTTGGTTCAGGTGGTACTGTAAGTGAAAAAGAAGCCATCAATGAAACTCAGGTAACTGCTAACTTTGAAAGCAAAACCTCAGTTCTCAATGCCTTAAAGACCAACTTTGAATTGGCACAGAAATTTGTCGAAGAAACTGTTTGCAAACTCAGGTATGGAGGTGCTTTCATATCATCTTCTGTAAACTGGGGTACAGAGTTTTACGTTTTCACAGTAACAGAGCTATATTCTAAGTACAAACAAGCAAAGGAGAATGGTGCGTCTAACTCAGAACTAGATGCTATATCGCAACAAATTCTTGAAGTTGAGTATCGCAATAATCCTTTGGTACTTCAGAGAATGCTCATCTTAAAGCAATTGGAGCCATATCCACATAAAACGCTGGATGAAGTGTTAAAATTGTATGAAAAAGAGTTATTAAATGAAAATTTGGTAAAGCTTAAAATAAATTTTAGTACTTTAGTTGAAAAATTTGAACGTGAGAACATTAACATAATTGAGTTTGCTTCAAATAAACCAATGAGAGAAAAAATAGATATTATAAACAAAAAACTTTTGGAATATGTTACAGAAATTGGAACTTCAGCAACTACAGGCACTCAGTCTTGAGGATGTTAAGTCTTATAAGAAAAAGGCCGTAGAGCGTAAAGCAGAACTAGAAGCTGCTAAGGCTAAAGGCGGAAAAGCTTGGACAAGCGACTTACAGGAAGAGCTTGACGAGGTAGTTCTTTTCCTAGTAGATGTTGATGATGTTATCGAAGAAAAATCATCGGTATCGAAAACACAGGCTGAGAGTGGTTATACTCCTAAGCCGGGTACTGAGAAGATGGTGCACTTGTCAATCGTGCGTGGTCGTAGGTTTAATCCAATGACTGGCAAAGAAGAGTCACCAGTATATACTCAAATGTTCACATTCGCAGAGTGGCAGCTTTTCAAGAAAACGTATAAAGGCCTTGGTTATACCATTATGGCGGCCTTGCATGACCCATACGGAGATGCTGCAGAGTTAGTACAAAAGTAATTAACAATAAAAACAAAGCTATATGTTAACAATTGAGATACTACGACAAAGTTCAGCTTTAACAGGTCTTACAGATGACCAGCTGAACGCAATTGCTGAGATGTCAAGAAATGATGAGAATACCGTTATAGGTACTAAAATCGGTGCATTGCACGGTCAGTATGACACTGATATTCTTGGCATTACAGGCATTAAAAAGAAAGATGGTGAAAAAAGTTACGACTATGCTAAGCGCGTACTTGGCGAGTACAAAACTAAAGTAGAGTCTGCAAAAACAATTCAAACTCAGCTTACTGCTGCTCAAGCACAGGTTGCAGAGCTCCAGTCTAAACTTGAAAAAGGAGCTGGCGATGAAACTTTGAAGCAACAGCTGAAAGATGCTAAAGCTCAAGTAACTCAGCTTCAAACTCAGCTTCAGACAAAGGAAACTGAGTTCAATACCAAAAAGGCAGAGTTTGATAAAGCTATTAAGGACACGCATGTAGATTATGCTTTTCAAGCTGCTATAGCAGGTTTTAAGTTTAAGAGTGGTATTACTGAGCCTATTCAGAAGACGCTGCTCAACGCTGCAAAAGCAGAAGTCCTTGCAAAAGGTACTCCTGATTTCATAGAGGACGGCCAAGGAGGAAAGAAACTTGTTATTCGCGGTGCAGATGGTAATATCCTTAACAATCCGAAGAACAATCTTAATCCTTATACAATGCAAGAGCTTGTAATGGAAACATCGCTTAAAGATGTAATCGATACAGGTCGTCAGCAGACAGGCGGTGGAACAGGAGGCTTTGGGTCTGGTTCAGGCGGAACAGGTGGAACACTTGATTTGTCTGGCATCAAGAGCCAAGTTGAGGCCGATAAAGCCATTGAGGCGCATCTGCTTGCAAATGGTTTGACCCGTGACTCACAGGAATTTGCAGACCAGTCAATGCAGCTGAGAACTGAAAACAATGTGGCAAGTTTGCCTATTAGATAAAATGGCACATCCTAAGAGATAAACGAAAAATGCTATGAGGCGTAAAAGGGTAATGCACCATATTAGCATAAGTATTAACAATTAAAAAACTTAAAAGTTATGAGTCTAGTTTTAACACGTATCCAAAACATTCGTGCGAACTCTAACCTTGATAAGTTTGAGTATCGCCCCAGTAGGTACGGTGCGCTGAATGCTTTTATGGTGCAGTCTGAAGACCCTACTGGCATCCTCACTGAGGAACTGAAGCAAAAAGCAAGGACCTCCATCGGTAACACACTGGAAACTCCGGTAATTAGCTATGATGCTGATATTACTATCGGTAGTACCCGCACTTTGACAATTGCCGACAGTGAAAACACTTCTAAAATGGTTCAAATCACGTTTGCCACTTATGCATGGGGATTTACTATTGCTCCGGCAATGTACATGAACAACGAAATTGGCATTCAGAAGGACTTTGAAACCAAGATGATGAAGTACATCTATGCTTTTGCGAAAAAGCTTGATGAAGCTGCTCTTGCTACTCTTGCAGCCAACAAGACACAGGTTTTGAAGAATAAGTTGCTTTATGACTTTTCTTCTAATGCCATCAATGCAAAGTGGACAGAGCGTGAAAATGTATTTGGCGACCTCGAGGTCATGATGGGGGCAAATGATTTTTACGGCCAGTTACATATCGTAGGTGACCCTGGAGTTGAGTCTATCATGCGTAAACTGCAGCAGCATGGTCTCTACAATGATGTAAACAAGCAGAATGAGTTCGGCACAAAGATTGTACACTTGACAAATAACATTGCGGCCGCTGATGGTAAATATGCTCAGGGTTATGCAGTGAATGCCGGTTCACTTGGTTTGTTAACTCGCTTCGAGCGTGACTGCTTGCTCGGAACTGTTTCCGGTGACGGTCATGAGTGGGGTATTGCTACTTTGCCTCTGTTGAATATGCCTGTTGGTACATACTTCTACGATTCTGTAGGTGACTACAATGCTATTGCAGGAGTTGCTACTGCAGATATGACCCGCACTCGCAAAGAGCACTATGGTTTTGCCGTAGATGTAGCATTCCTTACCGCTTATAACAGTTCTCCTTCTGCATTGGCCAGTCCTATCTTGGCATTCAACGTTTCTAGCGAAGATGCTGTTTATGCTAAGCCTGTAGTTGTTATGAACACAAAAGACAATCCGGTTAATACTAAGGAGGCTTCTGCAGGAGTTGGAGGATGATAAACCGATAGCAAATCTTTGAGTTGTTATTAGCTTTGGTAGGAGGCATACTGAGCCACTAGGCGATAGTGGCCTCCTATTTTTCATTAAAAATTAAGAATTATGGTTAGAGCCGACGATATACAAGAAAAACTGTTACACCTTATTGGATGGGAGCAAAATTATGATACATCAGACTTAAAAATATCTGATGCTTTAACCGTGAGTGAAAGTGGCCTATATTTTCAACAAATTCATCCTTTGCTGACTTTGCAGAATATGTCATGTATTGCTCCGGACTTTAAGAATATCACTTTTCCAGAATACAATTCTGAAAAGGAATATAGCAAAGGCAATGTGGTTGATTATCAAGGAACACAATATAAAGCGCTTCAAAAAGCACAAGGAAAACAGCCTGATATTGAGTCTGAGTATTGGGTTGAAACCAATTTATTTTCTGAATGGCTTGAGAGCAAAACAAAAGCAAGCATTCAAAAGGCTATTGCTAGATACTGCAATGAAAAAACGGTAGAAGGAACAAACAAGCCATTATGCGAAAGTCGTACTTTGTTTGATGGAACAGGTAGATTAGTAGATACTGTAAAGAATAAGAAAAACCTAGTTGGCTTTGAAATTGTACCAGTAAGAGCAAAAGGTGTAACCACAAAAATAAATAAAATATGCCTTCAGTTTACTAAGGCTGGAGAATATATTTTGTATCTTATGCATTCAAGTATGGATGCTCCAGTAAAGATTATAAAGCTTAATAAGATACGAGATAATAGCGCTGAATGGTTTACAGTCGATGACCTCTATTTGCCATATCAAAGTGAAGATAATGATGCAGGAGGAAGTTGGTATTTATGCTATTTTCAGTCTGAACTTCCAGAGGGAAGTCAAGCTATTAGAAAAAATAAAGACTGGTCAAAAGAGCCTTGTGGTTCATGCTCGCGTAGAGAATTACTTGCTTGGATGGCATGGTCTAAGTATCTTGAAATTCATCCATTTTTTGTAAATGAAGAACTTGTAGATGCAGTTAATTTCAATGATGACTTTAACGAAGATTTTGCAAAGTGCCCGCTTCATCTATGGGACGTTGAAAACAATCAATATACCTATGATAATAACTACGGATTAAACTTAGAAGTTACTGTAAGCTGTGATATTACAGACTTTATAGTTGAGCAGAGAATGTTATTCCAGGATGTTATAGCAAAACAAGTAGCAGTAGATATGCTTCGTGAATTTGCCTATAATGCCAATGTTCGTACAAATAGGCATTCAATAAATGCTTCTAGGCTTGATATTCTATATGAAGTTGATGGCGACTCTTCATCTATGAAAAAATCAGGTCTTAGCTATCAACTCGATATGGCATTTAAGGCAATTAAGCTTAGTACTGAAGGAATAGATAGAGTTTGCCTTCCTTGCAAAAATAATGGTGTAAAATATAGAACTATATAACATGGCTATAAAAAGGTATAATGCAACACTTCGTAATCTTGAATACCGATTAAGGGCATTCAAAGATAGTCTGCCTATGCTATTAGAAGATATTGTGCGTGATAAAGAAGACGTAATAGTATCAGCTATAGCAGATGACCAGTTATATCGACGTGGTATCAACGGTAGAGGTGAAAAGATAATGGATTATATGCCGTATAAGCCTAAAACCATACAAATAAAAAAGAAAAAAGGTCAGCCTACTACAAGGGTCACATTACGAGATACAGGTGCTTTTCATGAGTCTATGTTTGTAGTATTTGACTCAGAAGGTTTTTATGTGACCGCGAGTGATGAAAAAACACCTGAACTTATTGAGAAATATGGTGAAGAGATTTTTCGCTTAACAGATAAAAATTTTACCAGAATAATTCGTTCTCACATAAGAAAAGAATTAGTTAAACGATTAAAACAGGCAATAAGGAAATGAAGGAAAACTCAGTACAAATAAGATTTAAGGAAGACCCTGTATTGCTTGATAAGATATTACAGGATATGCAAAAGTCACTTATGAACAGACTTAAGTGGCTTAATTATGCATTCGGTAGAGCATATAAGCTTGTAGAACATAGGCCAGATGGTAATAAGTTTATATACCCTGCAATGTATAATGGCAATGGAGAATATGTGTCACTTTTACCGAATGATAACTTTGGCAATTTTTCATGGTTTGATATTTATGACCCACAAAAGATTACTGAAGTAGTTCAATCATTGCCACAATATACTTTCAGTGGAGCCATTATATTCTGGTATGACCTCAGTAGCATTTATGAAGATGAAACTGTTATGCATACAGAAGAAGTAAAAGATGAAATTATGCGGGTATTAACTACTCCAGGTCTTATTACTACAACTGGTAAGCTTGTTATAAATGATATATATGAGCGCTTTGAAAATATATATAAAGGCTATTCAATAGAGAAAATCTATAATAACTATACTTATAAAGGAGAAGGTATACAAGATATTGATAAACAATTCTTCATGTACCCTTATGCAGGAATACGAATTGAATTTACTTTAACAACTAGAGAATTATGTCAACGGTATATTTTATAACAATGCTTTCGGCTTTAATATATATAGCCTTAGCAGCAGCATTTGCTATTTTGCTAATTGGAAAACTTGGTGTGCGCGATGGGATAATTACCAGGGCTCCTAAGCTTATTTCTCAATTATTCGATTGTGACTTTTGCTTAAGCTTTTGGACGTCGCTTATTCTCGCTATCATTCTCGCTATTTTCTTTAATGAGATGAGTATTATACTTATTCCTATCATATCAACCCCTATAACGCGAATTTTAATATGAAAAACCTGATAGTAAATAAAAAAGTCGTACGGGTATATGACAGCATAGATGAAATGCCTATTGTAAATTTTCAGAAGTACAATAAGTATTTGCTTATAGACTCTGGAATTGGCTCAGATGCAGATGATATTGATGCTCATATAACTCGTGTTGCCAAATTCATTAAAAGTAATAATGCCAAAAAAGCTTTGCAAGAACTGCAAAACATGAGGCAAAATATGTATATGGTGAACAACGAAATTTCACCAAGGTATTTAGCTTTTGCAGCTCTTATTCATAGCATAGACGGTAAAGAAGTTAATGATTTGTCAGACGATGGACTTAAAAACATATTGGCCAGGCTTAAAGAAATAAAGCATTCAAAGATTATAGACTTTTTGACTTGGCTTAAAAAAAAAGTAACCACTGAACTTGAAATGTACTTTCCAGGAGATTTTGTAAATCCAAAGGAAAAAGATGCATACGATAAGTTAAAGCAAAGAACACTTCTTGTGTTGGACTCTATGATAAATGACACAGATAACTCTGAACAGATAGAAACCATAGATATGATAATGCTTAATATGCATTCTCCAAAATCATACATAGGAAGTGAGTCTGTTGAGATAAAATATGATAAGCAATTTGAAAGTACTTGTCTTTTGATAGCTCAAAAAACAAGCATGGACGCTAAAAAGATGACAGTACTTCAATTCTATAATGCTGTTGATAATATAAAACAGCAATTAGAAGCAGAAAGCAAGAGTGTTAAACGGCATAAAAGGAAATAATTATGGCTGAAGACGATAAGATAAAATATAGCGATATAATTGAGCCGGATGACTCGATTGAAAAACTTGTCAAGCAACTTGGCGAGCTCAATCAGTCATACGAGACAATGGTAAATGCTATCAGAGCAGGTGCAGATAGGATTGTGCATTCTATTAAATCTGCTAGTGGAGCTACAAGTGAAGGACGTAAAGCTATCGATGAAGCAACAGCATCTACGTCAAGGCTTGAGAGAGCTCAGAATGAGCTTAAATTAGCTTTATCTGATACAGGTAAACAGATTGCTTGGCTTAAAGCACAAACTTCAGATGCTAATAGAGCAACTGTAGAACAGCAGCGTTATATCCAGCAAGCTATATCTTCTTATGACCGTCTTAAGTCTGACCTAAAGCAAACAGTTGAGCTATATAAGTCTTTAACTGCGGCTGAAAGAGCAGATAGCGAAATGGGGCAACAGCTACTCAACGATATTCTTAATTTGAAAAATCAGATTAAGGCCCTTGATGACCAAATGAAGCCTCATATCCAAACTCTGTCTGAAGTAGAAAAGGCAGAGCAAAGATTAGCTTATTTACAGTCAGATGAAGGTAAAAGATTACTTGAGTTAAAAGCTAAGATTGCTGAGCTTACTTCTGCTAGAAAACAGCAGAAAGCTACTATTGACCCTATAGTTCAAGCACAACAGAAATTAGCCTATGCACAATCTGAAGAAAATCAGCAATTAAAGCTGTATTCAACTCAAATAAAAGAAGCAAATAGAGTTGCTCAACTTCAAGCAACAATAGCTTCTTCTGCTGAAGGGTCATATAATAGACTTTCAGCGCAATATGAGCTGAATAAGATAAGACTTAACCAAATGTCTGGCGCAGAAAGAGAAGCTGCAGACTCTGGTAAGAAGCTTGAAGCAGAAACAAATGCAATTTATCAACAGATGATAAAATTGCAAGAAGCTACTGGCAACTATAGATTATCTGTAGGGCACTACCAAAGAACATGGGATGGCTTAGGTATATCTATTTCTCAAGTAGTACGAGAACTTCCTGCTGCAGCTGTATCGCTTAATACATTCTTCTTAGGTATTTCAAATAATATACCTATGGTGGTCGATGAGATTAATCGATTAAGAAAGCAAAATGAGCTATTAGCTGCAGAAGGAAAAGAGCAAATAAGCGTAACAAAGTCAATTGTAAAATCACTGTTTAGTTGGAATACCGCTTTGGCTGTATTACTTACCGTATTTTCTATGTACGGTAAAGAAATTATCACATGGATTGATAAAACGTTAGCAGGTAGAGATGCAGCTAAATCTTTTGAAGATGCTTTAGAGGACTTAAATGATGAGCTAGGAAAAGGGTCTACAGGGTCTTATGGCCAGCAGATAGCAGTATTAAGAAGATTATCTGAAAATTGGAAAGATTTAGGGGATAATATAAAAGCACAAACACAGTGGATTAAAGATAATGAAAAAGAGTTCAGTAAATTAGGCATCACCGTTGATAGTATAAATGATGCCAATAATGCTTTTGTAGATAATACTGAATCTGTAGTGGCCGCATATAAAGCAAGAGCTAAAGCAGAAGCTGCGCTGAATGTTGTGTCCCAGCAATACCAAAAACTATTAGTTGCAGAAAATAAAGCTGAACTTGAAAAAGTGCGTGAGTACGGCTTTTTCGACAAAACTATAAATTACTTTAAAGCTTTATGGGGCGGCATTTCTGGACCAGACTCTGATTTGTCACTTGAAACTAGATTAAAAAAGCAGAGACAGAGAAATGTAGAAAGTTTACAAAAAGATGCAGATGTTCTTAAAAAAGAAGTTGAAAGCTATTTCAACGTATGGAAATTTTATGAAGACCAAGCAGATGATTTATTTAAAGAAATTGGCTTAGAAGAATCTCACAAAAAAGATAAAAAACGCACACCGAGAGATGCTGATGATAGATTGAATACTCTTGCTTTAGCAGCTGAAAAAGCATATCAAAAGAGTCGCACGGAGATAGAGAGAGATGAAAATAAAAAGCGCAGAGTTGAAGCCTTTGCATCATTCAATCAAGAAATAGCTGATTTAAACGATAAATATTCTAGAATCCAAAAAATACTGAATGGTCAAGACGAAAAATATAAAAAGCTTACAGAAAGCCAAAAAGAAACAGCTATCAAAGCACTAGATGATATAGAAAATGCTATAAAGAACAAGCAAAAAGGCTTAACTCTAAGTCTAGATTTGCTCAATATAGATGTAGAAATACAAAAAGCTGAACAGCTATTAGAGTTGTTAGAATTAGAAGGCGAAGTATCGAAAAAAGGCTCTTATGAAGAACTCAGCAATTCTTTAAAACGATTAGATGTAGAAAGACAAATAGCATTACTTAAGAATGCTCAGTTACCAGCAGCTAAAAGACAACCTACAAGCGCTATAAATGCATCTTTTGATAAACAAAAAGCTATTGCTGTTGGTAGTTTTAGCATGTCAAGTTTTGATGAGCAACAAGCTCTTGATGAAGCGGTATTTAATGAAGTTAAGCGCAGTGAAACTGAGATAACCCGATTTAAGCTTGAACAAGAAAAAGCTAGATGGCAAGAACAAATACGTTTAGCAGAAGCTGGTGGACTAGATTGGAGTCAAGCTCAGATTGATGCTGCTAAAGCCACGGTTAAAGGCATCGACCGTGAATTATCAGAGCTTGATGACTTTATTAAAAACATCGGTAAAAAAGGTTTAGGCGGTACTTTGCTTGAGAAACTTGGCTTTGATGATGACCAGATTGATGCCCTAAAAGATGCAGTTAATATAGTAATTGAACAACTTCAGTCTATAATGGATGCCGAAGTTGAATTAGCTGAACAGGCTGTAGAAGCTGCAGAAAAAAGAGTAGAAGCTGCACAGAGTGCTTACGATGCAGAAGTAGAAGCAAGAAATAATGGATATGCTAACAATGTAGCAACAGCTAAAAAAGAACTTGAACAAGAAAAGAAAAACCAGCAAGAAAAACAGAAAATGCTTGCTGCTGCCCAAAAGCGTCAAGAAAATCTTAATACTGTAACTCAAGCATCTTCACTTATTACTGCTTCTGCTAATTTATGGAGCTCATTCTCTTCAATACCTATCGTCGGCCCAGCCCTTGCATTGGCCGCTATTGCTACGATGTGGACCTCATTTGCTGTTGCGAAAGTTAAAGCTAAACAGGTAACTGCAAGTCAATCAGAAGAATATGGTGAAGGTGGTCTTGAGTTCTTGGAAGGAGGTTCTCATGCATCAGGTAATGACATCGATTTGGGCGTAGAGAATAAAAAGAAGCGTCGTATGAAAGCTGAAGGTGGTGAGGCTCTTGCTATCATTAATAAGCAAAGAACAAGAAAATATCGTAAGATACTACCAGATGTAATAGATAGCTTCAACAAAGGAACATTCGAAGATAAGTATTTAAATGCATTTGGTAATTCTGATAAGCTAAATATTTCTCTTAATTCTAATAATAATATGGACCTCTCTAAAATTGAGGATGACGTACGAAGCATTAGAAAGCAGAATGAAACAAGGTATTATACTATGCCAGATGGAACTGTTATAATGCAACATAGAAATGTTAAACGCATAATTAAAAACTAAAAGATATGATACCTCCGAAATATAAATTCTACATATCAAAGAATGATGGTGATAAAGTAGAAGTAAGACCTCATTACAAAGAGCTTAATAAGAAATATGCAAAAGAAAGTGGCCAAGAATTTTTCCGTATTTCGCTAGATGGAAAAATAAATTTGTTTGGCACTGACTATGAAATAGTAAGTCAATCAAACATAGAAGACCAACTTGTTTTTATAATAGATAAATATAACAGTACTTCCAAAAAATGGGTTGAATATTATAGAGGTGAATTTAGTAAGACTGATTGTAAATTCGACCATGATAAGAAGAAATGTGAACTTAAAACTACAGCAGTAGATGGATATACTGAGGTTATGAACAAGTATGAAAATACTTATGACCTTATAAAGCTTGCTCCGGCAATTACGCAAATAAATCTGCATAAACGCTCACTCATGCAAGTTTATGTCCGTGGTGCCAATTCTATAACTAATTTCTTCGGTGGTACCTATTGGGAAGATGATGTGAATGAAAGTATAGATGACAATGCTGCGCTTATAAATAACTTCTATTTTTCCTATATAAAATCTGGTAATGAATTTTACATAAAAAATTCTAACAAAGCAGGTGTTAATGGCGTATATGCCGGAACTAATGGTTATTATAGCAACTGGAATGGCTATACTTGCTATTTAGAGAAAAATCCTGATGCTCAACCACCATTTACAGATGTAAGCTACTTTATTATGATAAAAAGAAATTCAGATAATAAAGTACTATATAAATCTGAAACAGCTGTTAATATCGATGATGAAACGCTGTTTTCAGAAGACCGAGATTACACTAATGATAAACACTTAAGATATACCTCTAAACTAATAGATGTGGAAAATGCTAAAAACTCATGTACTATAAGTAATTTGTTTACATATAGAATATATAGACGCTTGCTCTGTGATGTAGATACGGTAACAGACTCCGAAGGCACAAAGAATACATATAATTTGCCGTCTGATGATTTTGTTACTGATAATAGAAACTATAAAAAGTGTATTGGCTTAAAAGGTGGTATGTTTTTCTGTACTTCTAGAGCGGTAAATGAGCCAACAAAATATGGCTTAAATGATTATGGGCAGTATTTTACTAACCAGCTTATTCCTAGTAGTACAGGTTTAGGAAGACCTTTACCTATTAGCAAAAATTCATGGGCGAATGCATCTTTGTGGTATGTATATGACAGCTTTTATGAATACTGGGAAGAAAAGTTAAGAAAGCAATATACATTAAAGGACAGTTACTCCATAGGCGCAGCCATAAAGGCTATTCTCAAGAAAATAGACCCGAATATTACGCATGAACCAACACCTGAATACAGCCAATTCTTATACGGAAGTTCTAATCCATTAGGAATGAAAAGATTTTATGTATATATAACACAAAAAACTAATATACTTAAAGGAGACTATGACCGGCCAGCTCAAAAAGCGGAAGCTTCATTGGAAGAACTTATGAAAATGCTGCGCGATTGTTTTAGATGTTATTGGTATATTGAAGATAATAAGTTTAAAATTGAGCACATATATTTCTTCATGAATGGCGGTAGTTATTCTGGCAAATCAAATTATCAGCTTGATTTTACTAAACTTATAGACCAATTTAATAAGAAGCTATCATCATATTTTCAATCAGAAGTAGAATATGATAAAACAGACCTAAATCAGCGATACGAATTTGGTTGGATGGACGATGTAACCAATTTGTTTGGTGGTGTAACCATTGATGTGAAATCTAATTATATACAAAAAGATAAAACAGAAGAAATAAACATTGGACAGTTTTCATCTGATGTGGATTATATGTTATTTAATCCAACAAACTTTTCAGAAGACGGTTTTGCACTTTTATGTCCTGTAAAAAATGGTTCACTACTTGAATTACCAATTCTTACTATAAATGGTCTTATTGATGAAAATGGAGATGAATATGAAGCAGTTGTACAAAATTGGTATGCATCGTGGATATATTTGCAGAATTTCTATTTATGGGATATGCCAGCCTATAACATAGAGTCTAATGTGCTTAATGATCTATATGCGAGTGATATAAAAAAATGTATGAAACATACTATAGAATTTCCTACAGAAGAAGACCTAGACGAGCTAGAACTTATTAAAACATCATTCGGAAACGGCAAAATAGATGAAATATCTATAAGCTTAGATACTAGAATTGCTAAAGTAAATTTGCTTTACAAGCCGGAGTGATGCTTATGTTAAATACGTTAGAAAATTTTTATATATTATTTATAATCACTAAATTTACAGCATGAAGTTAGTAAATAATAACATATCGCCACTGCCTTTTTACGATAATATTGCTTTGCAAAATCATCGTAAAGACTATGCTTTTGGCCAGGTTTATCCGCTAATAACCTATAAGAATATGTTATTGCCATTTCAAGCAGTTCTTAGAAGTGGAACATCTGTGAATTGGGTTAGGCTGTATAGCTTTAACACAGGAAAATATACTGACATAACAGCTAGTATAAAAGAAAATGGCTTACAGATTAAATCGTTTACTGGATTTAAGCTATTAAAATATCCTGGCACTCTTCCTATTATAGGAATTGTGCATGAAGGCCAATATTACTTAGCAATATCTATATCTGATTTAGGAACTATATATTCTGATATTTTTACAGTATGCAATAAGGTAGACGATTATCTGCTTCTTGAGTATTACAATTCATATAACTTTGAGTTAAAAAATGGCATAGTAGATTTTTCTGATAATTTCAAATTTAAGTGTTACCTAAATACTCAGGTTGGTAAACCAGAATACGACTTTGAAGAAGAAGCCACAGAGCGAATGGGTTATACTTTTATTGAAAGCCAGGTAAGTAAAAAAATATATAAGTTTACATTCTTAGCCCCAGAATATCTATGCGATGCATTAAGAATTGTAAGATTATGTGAGAATAAAAAGATAACAAGCAAACTCCAAGTCTATGATTTGACTACGTTTAGCATGGAGCCTGAATGGGAAGACCAAGGAGATTTAGCTGCAGTTGAATGTGAATTTGAAACTGATACTGTTATAGCTAATATAGGTGGGTATGAGCCTGAATTAGTAGGCGGTGATTTTAATAACGATTTTAATAACGATTTTAACATAGACTAAAATGGCTAATTGGAGCGACTTAAAAGCATCGGTTGCGAAAGTCATAAAGACCAACGGTAACCAAGAAATAACAGGGCAGGTTTTACAAGATGTCCTAAATTCTATTATAAGCAATGTAGGACAAAATGCTACATTTGCAGATATTGCTACTCCTTCTACAAACCCAGGAACACCTGATGGGCCTGTATTTTATTTAGCAACACAAAGTGGAACTTATTCTAATTTTGGAGGTGCTATAGTTGAAAATGAAGCAGCTATATTATTATACAATGGTTCGACATGGGTAAAGAAAGCGACAGGAATAGCTTTAACAGAAAGCGTACTTAATCTTGTAGCAAAAAGTACGATTATTGACCCTCAAACACTTAATTCCTATAACAAAATAGACCCGGATAGATTAATTTTGGGAAAGAGTATTAAACCAGCAAATGGCAGTGTGTATGATTTTAAAGAGAATTTTGTATCTAATTTCATAGATGTACTTGGCGTTGATAAAGTGTACTCCCAAATCTATGCAAACGGGTATATGTACGCTTATGATGAAAATTTTGCATTCATATCGTACGTACCGCATTCAGAAACGGAGTATACCCTTTCTGAAAACACGAGATATGTTCGTTTGGCAGGAAAGCAGTCACTGATTGGGAGCAACAGTTTATATTTATATCTTAAGAACGATACAACTTACTATGCCTATGGCATTACGGAAGACAAAATTTATACGGATGAAAAGATATCCGACGTTGAAGGCATTGTCGATGGTGTAAAGGCACTTATCAATATCAGGGATACAAGTAATCAATATATCAATAAAATAAACTATGTTACGGATTTTATTGATGGCATAATGATAAATAGCAGAGGGGAAGAACAGTTATTGGCAACTGCTTGTTCATCTGTTTTTATTGATGTATTGGGATTGGAGAAGTTCTATTGCTCGGCGTATGCTTATGGGTCCATTTATGGGTATGATGATGAAATGAATTTTGTAAAAGCATTGCCAAGTAACGGTGGCGGCTTTTCAGGTGCTTATCTTGTTGAAGATGGCATTAGGTATGTTAGGATAAGTGTTTCTTCAAAGAATAATAAAAATAGGGTATTTTTCTATGTTAGAGAAGAGGACTTGTCTGATAAGACAAAAATGTACAATTCGTATTATTATGAATACGGGATAGCCTATGCGGACTTGGTCTATCGTAAGGAACTGGATGTCGTACCAACGAAGCTGGATGCTTTCCACTCAATGTACATCAATTCCATCAACCTATTCACAACCGACATAGTTGAAAGGGAGGGTGCATTTATAAACAGCAACGGGGAGATAATATCGAATAGTGCAACTACCAAGCATTTTTACTCCAAATTCATACCGGTTGTAGGTGGAAAGAAATTATCAAGCAACATATCTTCTTACGGCTCCATCTTAGCTTACGATAAAGGCAAAAAATTCTTGGGCGTACTTTCAGCATGGAAATCAGATGCACGTTTCAAGAACTATATTAAATACCTCGTGCTTGATCCCTCTGTAGCTTATGTAAGATTATCTGCTTCCATTTCGAATTATGATATATATTGTTTGTCGATAGGAGAAGATTTGATTTACCGCAACGACTATCATTTTGGTGAAACATTCGATAGCCATTATAAATATCGTGGGAAGAAACTGGTTACGATTGGCGATTCCATCACCTACCAGCGCACTTGGCAGGACAGGCTGTGCGAGCTTACGGGTCTTTGGCATAATCCCAAGGAGGTAAGAGGGGCTGACGAGGGCGTAAAGACCGAGGGGTATGGCTATATCCTGCTTACGTCAGGAAATGAAGACACGGATACCTATTATGAAGAGGTAGAGGGAATCAGCAAATCCGATGAAACGGTCGTCGACGGATTCGGGTATGCGCACCCTATATGGACTGATTCGGAAGGAAACAAATATCGCCAGCCGTGCCGAACTGCGGAAGGGGGAGAGACGGTGATGCCGGTCAATACGACCTCCATTTATTCGCGTGCGTCGGACAGCAAGTATTACAAGGGAGACGTGGTAATCGTGTTTGCCGGGGCGAATGACAAGGTCACTTACATTAACAAATATCCTACTTATGGCGATTTGTCGAACATACAGGGACTGACGAACTTGAAGGATGGGACGGAGGATACTACGGAGGCAACCTTTGAAATTTATACGGAAGATGCCGTGCTGACTGCTGATGGGGACTATTCCGATGTTGAGGAAGTGACAGGCATAAAGAAGTACAACCACACATTCAGAGCCTGTTTCCGTGGACTTCTTAAAAAGGTGGTGGATGCCAATCCCAATGCGCAGATAATCGTGATTGGGCCATTTGCCACTCTGATTAAAACTTATGATTATATCAGCCGAGGTTATGACTACCTGACCATTGAGGAGAACAAGGTTATCGAGGAATGTGCCCGCGAGTTTGGTTGTCAGTACATCAATCTATACCCGTTGTTTGGCCGTTATGGAGCTGACAGGTATTTTCGCGGAACGGATGGTACAGTGTACATTCACCCGACTAATGAGGGTGGACTGAAAATTGCGGAGTATATCGCATCGCAGATTATGTAGCGTACGGCTTTTATAAATGATGCTTTGCGCCTTTTCTAGAGAAGCGTCTGCATATATAATTAACTTTATTGTTTAGCAAATTTCTAAATTCTTCAAAATTATGGGAGAAGTTACAGAAAAAATCTATTGTTGCGACAGAGGCGACAATGACAACGCCCTAGCAGCTGCCATCCTGGCAAACGGTAATAACCGTAGAGATGATTGGGGCCCGATGGCCGCCATGATGGGTGGAGGTATGAACAACTGGATGAACAATCCGTTTGCTTACCTCATGTTCCTGGCTCTGTTCCGCAATGGAGGCTTTGGCTTTGGTGGAGATGGCGCAGGTACTGCTACCCAGGGTATCGAAACTCAGGCCCAGCTTAATGCTATCCGCACTCAGTTGCAGGACAACCAGAATGCTGATTGCATTAAGTCTGCTATTCAGGGCAATGGCTTTGCTCTTAGCCAGCTGGCTCAGACGCTTAACATTGACTTCAACACTCTTCAGAAGTGCTGCTGCGATGTTCAGGCTGCTATCCAGCAAGTTGCTGGTCAGGTTGGCTTCTCTGCTGAGCGCGTTATTGCAGCTATTGAACGCGGTAATTCAGGCCTTCTTGCTGCTGTTAAGGACTGCTGCTGCCAGACTCAGAAAGAACTTATCCAAATGGCTGGTGACATCAAGTTGCAGAACTGTCAGATGACTGGTGAACTCCGTAACGGTCAGCGTGATCTTGGCTTTGCAATTACACAAGGTTTCTCAGCTACTGCTTTCCAGGCTCAGCAAGATAAGTGCGATATTCTTCGTGCCGGTCAGGATAACACTCAGCGTATCATCGACACTCTGAACAACCACTGGAAAGACGAACAGGCTCTGAAAATTCAGGACCTTAAGTTCGAGCTTTCTCAGGAGCGCCAGAACAACCTGATTAACGAGCGTTTCAACAGGCTTGGCAATTGCGGCTGTGGCTGGAATAATAACTGCGGTTGTGGAAACGGCTGCGGTTGTTAATTAAGGGAGGGCACTACTATGGCAGTATATTTATCACCCGTGGGATTATCCGCTGCACAAGTTCCCAACCGAGTATCTTTGTTAGCAACATACAAAGAACGCCTGTGCCGTAGAATTTGTGAGAACTCAACAAATCAGCCTGAAGCATTCGTAACTTATAAGACTGGTACTCCAATCTTTAATGGAACGACTGTTTTTGTGCCTGTTATTGCTACTGTAACAATAGTAACGCCAGGATGTGGCTGTCAAGCAACAACTCAGGTTATTGTTGAAGAGTTTATGGCCGCATTCCAAGAACAAATCGGATTGCCTACAAATGTTGTATTATCAGCTGAGGGACAAACTCAACGATTGGCTAATGTTTCTTGTGGTAGTTCTAATTGTCTGGCTATATATAGTTCACTGACAGTATCAATCACTCCAGCGGCTGCACCAGCAGCCTAATTGAAATTGAGGGTACTTAGGGAAGTTTTATACTTCTCTGAGTGCCCTCTTTTTTATTAACAATTCAAAAAGATAAGCTATATGTTGTTATTCAAAGATATAAAGCAGAATTATCCTGTATACATTCTTGATACACAGGAATTTAGCCTTATTCAAGGCAAAGCCACTCAGGTATCGTTTCCTCGATTAGAAATGAACCAGAAGACTGGCAAGACAGAGATGATAGTAGATGTTACTATAGAGGCTAATGGAAAAATGGCGACTTATGCTATTCCTGAAAGCCATTCAGTTACCTATGCCGGGCATCTTGTTCTGTCAACAGAAAAATCTGGATTGATGAGCGAAGTTGAAGCTCAAAAGGCAAATGCTGAACAGGTTTTGGCTTCTGCTTCTAAAGCTCAAAATATCATTGACAAAGCTCCTTCATTGCTTGCAGAGCTTAATCCTATGTATAAGGAAAAGCAAGAAACAGAGCAGCGTTTCGGCAAGATTGAGAAGTCCATCAGTGGCATGGAAGAACTCATGAAAAAGCAGCAGGAAATGATGGAGAATTTCATCAAAAAATTTGAAAGCTAAAAGTTATGGGACACAGATTAAAATGTATCATAGTAAAGCATCATACGTGCGACCATGATAAGGAGCACGAAGATGAAGAGGATGTAGTAGTAGAAAGCAGAATAGCTACTCCGCATGGTGAGCATAAGGTTAAATTTGATTTGCCTTATGAGCAAACAGCCAACGCTCTTATGTCCGCAAAAGGATATTCAGAGTATGTCAAAAAGCATGGCTACCATTTTACTGACGCTCTTGCAGAGCATGTGAGCAAGATGATGGAAAATGCAAATGGCCAACAGCACACATGGACAACTTCTCAAGTCAAGAAGTCTATGGAAAGCCTTGGTCTGACAATTCCTAGTCATGTAACACACGGAGATGCGGCGTATCTTGCTAATATGTACTATGCAGACCTTTATCCTGACCCTCTTAAAGATGAAGCATCATGCCTCAGAGCTGCTCATAAAGTAGCCAATGACCCAGATGGCTATGAGGGCATGATATTCTGCAGATGGACTGCTGATGCAATTGGTAAAGCCATAAGTATTAACTGGGAAAAATTCATCTGATATGCTAGAACTCATTGAAGCCAAGAATATCGACGCACTCATGTTTTTCATAGCGGTTAGAGTCGGAATAATCTTAGTTTGCTGGTTTTTCATGGTGGCCAGTAGTATCGTGGACTTCTGGAGTGGAACAACTACAGCAAAAGCATTAGGCCAAGCACTTATGTCGCATGGTTTTCGTAGAACTGTTACAAAAATAGGCGACTATGTAAGGCTAATGCTTTTCGCTCTTATGTTTGATATACTGGGAAGCTTGTTATCATTCTATATAGTACCGTTTGCTACAATTCTGTGTACTATAGCTGTAATCTACATTGAGGGTAAATCTGTTGTGGAGAACAGTAAGCGCAAAAAGGCTCATGCTGCAGATGTACCTGATATAGTAAAGAAGATTGTGCAAGCAGCCACTGCAGAGCAAGGCCACGAAATACTTAATGAGATAACAAAAATAATCACCTTAAATGACAAAGACAATGAGAAAAGTTAATAAGCTTATAGTGCATTGCTCTGCAACGCCTGAAGGACGAGATGTTAAAACTGAGACCATACGGGATTGGCATGTGAATGGTAATCATTGGAAAGATATTGGTTATCACTATGTGGTTGAGCTCGATGGCTCTGTTCATAAAGGCAGAGATGAAAGTGTAGTTGGAGCCCACTGCTCAGGTCAAAATGCAAACTCTATAGGAGTATGCTATGTAGGAGGCGTTGCTAAAGACGGTAAAACTCCTAAAGATACGCGCACTGAGGCTCAAAAGCAATCTTTACTCGAATTGCTGAAAAGCTTAAAGGTAAAATACCCAAATGCTACTATTCATGGACACAGAGAATTTGCAGCTAAGGCATGCCCCAGCTTTGATGCTAAGTACGAGTATAAAGACCTCTGAAGTGTATAAAAACCATTCTCGCAATAATTTCTTATGTGCGAGAATGGTTTTTATATTAAATATGAATAATAACAAATAAAACTCAAAGATTATGCGAGAATTAGCGAGAATAATTACGCTTATATTTTTAGCCACTATATTATATAGCTGTAAGTCAATTCAATATGTGCCAGTGGAAACAACGAAAAGAGATACTACTTACTTATCTCAGACCAAAATTGATAGCATATATCATAGAGATTCAATCTATGTAGAGCGCAAAGGCGATACCGTGTATCTCAGTAAATATAAATACTTGTATAAATACATAGAAAAGCATGATACTCTCTGGCGAGAAAAAGTTGATACAATTCAAGTTGCATACCCTGTAGAAGCTCGGCTTACTAAATGGCAAAAGATAAAAATTAATATTGGTGAATACCTGATAACTGCCATAGCCTTAGTAATTATATGGCTGTGTGCAAAATACTTCATAAAGCGGTAAACAACAGAAACAATATAAACAAGTCATTATTTACGCCTAAAGTGCTCAAAATCAATTACTTATATATGCTGTAAACAAAGAAACAATAATTTCATTAAATCTTTTCGTATTAAAAACCTATATTTCTTATTAACATTAATGTTAATCGGAAATTAAGAAATTAAGTTTGAAATATATAGGGGCATTGTTTTTATTGTTTCTTTGTTTACAGCAATTTCAAAGCCGCACTAAAATTGCTGTTTAATTATTTTTAACAAATAAATTCTCAAAAAATAATGGAAAAATTTTTTTCTTTCGAGAATAGTTTGTATATTTGCATATCGAAAATAAGATAATAAAATTCACCAAAATATGGAACAGTTTAATATAGGTAATGTAATTGAGCACTACAAGCTAAATACGGAAGATTTAGCGAAGGTGTTATTTCCTACTGTTAAATATCCGAAACAGGCATTTGACCGTGTGTTAAAGGGTGAAGCCAATTTGGATGTTATACAGTTAGAGCGATTGGCTAATTATATTGGCGTGTTAGTAACTGATTTGTTTTCAGCAAATACTTGGAAAGGTTCATCTGAAGATGGATGCCTAACAATGCTGAAAGGCGAATATAAAGTAAAGCTGAATTATAAAGGCGTGTACGTATCTATATATAAGAATAATGAGCTTATCCACCAAAAGCTCTCAAACGTACCAGATATGACAGTAAACGAGTTTATTAACTATTTAGATAACTTTATTAAAAATTACGAAAATGGAAACAATTAAAATTTCAGTTGAAGTAAGCGTAAACTTATCAGAAAGTACACAGAATTTTATTAAATCAATGTTTGCAGCGGGAATTCCAAGTGGAGCTCAAGTAGCTGCTCAGGTTGCTGCTCAACCCGCAAAACCAGCTCCTCAGCCAGCTCAACCGGTAAAGCCTGCAGCTCCAGCGGCTCCAACTCAACCTGCAAAACCAGCAGCTCCAGCTCAGCCTGCTCAACCTGCCCCGACAAAACCCGTTGCTCCAGCTGCACCTTCAGCACCTGCTGCTCCGGCTGCTTCTTCTGCGAATAAGGGCGTTAAAGACGTAAGAGCAATGCTTGTACAGAAAGTCAATGCTCATCGCGATGTAATCAAGCAGAAACTCAATGAGCTTGGAGCCCCGAGTGTAACAAAGCTTGACCCGGCTAAGTATGATGAAATGTATAACTTCTTAGAGTCACTGTAATTATGTCGAGTACAAAGAAATTGCAAAAAGCAGCTCAGAAGTTTCGCAGAGAAAATCCAAAGCTTTATGCTCAGTGTGCTATTCAATGCCGTTATTTGGCAAAATTGATAAAAGAATATGGCCCAAGCAACAAGTAGTACTAAACCACAGAAACATAGTCAGAGGAGTCATGCACTCCTCTCGGCTTCTGGAGCAGGAAGATGGCTGAATTGTACTCCGTCTGCCAAGCTTGAAGATGAATACGGAGAAAAGAAGTCTTCGGTATATGCAGAAGAAGGTACATTAGCTCATGAGCTCTCAGAGCTTTACCTGAGAAAAGATACACTTAACAGCATTAGTGAGCAAGACTTTGACCAAAGGCTCGAAGAGATAATGGCAAATGACTTGTTCAGCGAGGAAATGCTTGAAGTTGTACCTATCTATACGGATTATTGCTCAGAACAATTAGCTGAAGCAAAAACTGAAAATCCGTTAGCCGTCATGGAAATTGAGCAGAAACTCGATTTGACAGAATATGTGCCTGAAAGCTTTGGAACAGCTGACTGTGTTGTTATCAATGACAACCTTATGGAAGTTATTGACTTAAAATATGGAAAAGGTGTTCCAGTATATGCTGAATGGAATAAGCAACTTATGCTTTATGGGCTTGGAGCTTTGCAGAAATATGATACAATGTATGATATAACGGAAGTGCGATTGACCATTATACAGCCTCGCATTAACAACATATCAAGTTGGCAAATATCTGTTGAAGAACTCTGCAGATGGGCAGAAGAGGAGCTTAGACCAAGAGCTGAACTTGCTTTTGAAGGTAAAGGAGAACTCAATGCTGGAGATTGGTGTAGATTTTGTGCTGTGCGTAATCAATGTCGTAAGCTTTATGAGCAACAGCTCGAAATTGCACAACACGAATTCGCAGACCCAGAGTTGTTAACCGATGATGAGATTGCTGATATAGTTAAGCGTGTGCCTAAGCTTATAGAATGGGCTAATTCAATAACAGAATATGCACAAAATAAAGCGGTTAACGAGAATAAGCAATGGCCGGGGCTTAAATTAGTTGAAGGAATTAGTCGACGCAAATGGGTTGATGAAGACCAAGCTTCTAATGCAATTTTTGCACGTTGCCCTGAACTTTCAGAAGATGAGATTTTCAATATGAAGCTTAAGCCAATTACTTCTATTGAGAAGTTAGTAGGCAAAAAGCGTTTTGAGGAAATACTCTCAGATGTGGTTATCAAGCCACAAGGCAAACCTACTCTTGTACCGCTTGAAGACAAGAGACCAGCAATGGGATATAACCAAGCACAATTAGATTTTGCAGATAATGGAGAATAATGACTATTTGCCTGATTGGGGCAATTATTGAAAAAAGTAATAACAACTAAAAATTAAAGTAAAATGGAAAATTCAACAAAAGTTATAACAGGCAAAGTAAGATTTTGCTACGTGAACGTGTTCGAGCCTACGGCTATGAACGAGGGTGATATCCCTAAGTACAATATCTGCATTCTTATCCCAAAGGATGATGTAAAGACCATCGAAAAGATTAACAAAGCTATCGAGGCAGCTAAGCAGGCAGGCAAAGCCAAGCTCGCAGACAAGAACGGCAAGATACCTTCAAACCTCAAATTGCCTTTGCGCGATGGTGATGACGAGCGCAGTGATGACCCTGCATTCGAAGGCATGTATTTCATCAATGCCAATAGCCAGCACAAGCCGAGTATCGTGGACAAGGACCTCAATCCTATCATGGAGAAAGAGGAGTTCTACAGTGGTTGCTATGGCCGTGCATCAATCAACTTCTATGCCTTTAATGTTTCGTCCAAAGGTATCGCAGCTGGACTGAACAATCTTCAGAAGCTCGAAGATGGTGAGATGTTAGCCGGTGGCTCTACTGCTGAAGAGGACTTTGGCGGTGAGAACGAATGGGATGATGAGTTGATGTAATTTCCTCTCTGCATTAATGAGTATAGTAGTTTAATGGTAAAACCACAGAGTAGCATTGATTTGTTGCCTGTTATGCGGGTTCGAGTCCCGCCTATACTCCTATTATAATACATAAATGAAATATAATGGCAAAAAATCTTTTTATAGACGTCGAAACATTTTCCTCAGTAGATATTAAAGAGTCTGGAGCTTATAAGTATATTGAGTCACCAGACTTTGAAATTCTTATAATAGGATATGCTTTAGATGATGGCCCGGTAAAGATAGTAGATTTGGCTCAAGGTGAAGAAATGCCTGAAGAGTTTGAAGAAGCTTTGCTTGACCCAGATTGTGTAAAAGTGGCGCATAATGCAGTATTTGAGCGCTTGAGCTTTAAGCATATAGGATATAATGTTCCAGCAGAGCAGTGGTATTGTACCTCTGTAAAAGCTGCGTATTGCGGTTTACCACTTTCTTTGGACGGAGTATCAAAGGCCCTTAATCTTACAGATAAAAAGTTAGATACTGGTAAAGCGCTTATTAAATACTTCTCATGCCCGTGTAAAGCAACTCGAGTTAATGGAATGCGCACACGCAATTATCCAGAACATGCTCCTGAAAAATGGGAAATGTATAAAGAGTATAATAAATATGATGTCTTAGCTGAGCGCGAGATATTTCATAGATTAGAGTCTTATATCATTCCAAAGATTGAGCGAGAAATGTACGTGCTTGACCAGAATATAAATGATAGAGGTATTTTGGTTGATATGGAATTAGCAGAGTCTGCTATCGCAGTAGATAACACATATACTTCTATCTTAACGCAACATGCTCAACAGCTAACAGGACTCGAAAATCCAAATTCACCAACTCAGATAAGACAATGGATTGAGAAGAAAACAGGTAACGTAGTATTATCTCTTTCTAAAGAAACAATGCCTGATTTATTTAAAGAGTTTGCTGGCTATCCAGATGTAATAGAGTTGCTTAATATACGCAAAAAGCTCTCAAAAACGTCTATTAAGAAGTATTATGCTATGCTTAATTGTGCCATGAAAGACCATAGAGTTAGAGGTACATTCCAATTCTATGGCGCAAATAGAACTGGTAGATGGGCGGGTAGATTATTGCAGTTGCAGAACTTATCAAAAAACCATATATCACATATTGAAGTACCGCGTGAACTAATTAGAGCTCGCGATTGGGAAACGGTTGAGATGATATATGATGATGTTGCGGATATTCTTTCACAACTTGTAAGAACAGCTCTTATACCACCACAAGGTATGAAATATGCAGTTGCTGACTTTTCAGCTATTGAAGCAAGAGTTATATCTTGGCTCGCCGATGAAAAGTGGCGATTAGATGTATTTCACGGCGACGGTAAGATTTATGAAGCAACTGGAGAAAAAATGTTTGGAGTACCAAAGTCTGAAATTAAAAAAGGCTCAGTGCTTCGCGACAAGTCGAAAATATCCGAATTAGCATTAGGCTATGAAGGAGGTCTTGGTGCATTAAAGCGCATGGGCGGTGATAAAATGGGTCTTTCAGACACAGAAATGATGTCACTCGTACGCAAATGGCGAATGGCAAATCCTGCTATTGTAGACATGTGGAAAGAAATAGATGAAGTGTCTAAAGAAGCAGTTAGATATCATAGAGCTGTAAAATGTACAAGTAAAAACGTGATATTTGACTGTGATGGAGAGTTTATGACAATAGAACTACCTGTTGGTAGAAAACTATTTTATTATAAGCCAGAATTTAAAGATAAAAAAGTAGGTCGTTCATCTATGCCTATTCGTAGTCTGTGTTATAGAGGTATTGACCAGACAACAAAACAATGGATAAGTATAGATACGTACGGCGGCAAATTAACAGAAAATATTGTGCAAGCAGTATCAAGAGATTTATTAGCTGATGCTATGCTTAGAATGGAAAAAGCTGGTTATGGAATTGTTGGTTCAATACATGATGAGGTAATAACAGAAGTTCCAGAGATTAATGCACAAGAATGGTATGATAATTTGGTTAAGATAATGTCCACTCCTCCTTCATGGGCTTATGATTTACCGCTTAATGCTGACGGTGGAGTTATGGGCTTTTATCAAAAGTAATGATTATGCAAGTAGGTAAATTAAAATACGATGGTAATTTAAGCATAGCTATTGGACTAAATGTTGCAAGTAAGGTATGGAAAAATACAAAAATTACTTGGAGCGATTTAGTTCAAAAGTTAGCTACTCCTGTAGTAACCGCTGAAACATATAAGCGGTTTATGAGTGCCACAAAAGAAGAGCAAAGTAAGATAAAAGACGTAGGTGGATTTGTAGGCGGATTTCTTACAAATGGTAGGCGTGATAAAACAAATGTACTTTACCGCCAGTTAATTACATTGGATATTGACTTTTCTCATGAGAACTTTTGGTGGGACTTTACGATGCTATTTGATTGTGCTGCGGTTATTCATTCAACTCATAAGTCATGCCCTGAAAAGCCACGACACAGATTGATAATTCCACTTGATAGAGAAGTATCGCAAGAAGAATATCAGGCTATTGCTCGAAAAGTCGCTGGAGACCTAAACATTGATTTGTTTGACCAGTCAACTTTTGATGTAAATAGACTTATGTTCTGGCCGTCTGTATCATCAGATATGGAGTACTACTTTGAATTTCAAGACGGACCTTTCCTTGAAGCTGATTATATCCTTGGGCTATATGATGATTGGCATGATACGAGCGAATGGCCAACTGCTACAGATAGCACAGATGTAATAATGCAAGCTATCAAAAAGCAAGAAGACCCAGAAGATAAAAAAGGCATAATTGGTGTTTTCTGTCGTACTTATACTATACAAGAAGCTATTGAGACTTTTCTTTCAGATGTATATACACCAGCTGGAGAAGGGCGATATACGTATATAAATGGCTCTACAGCTGCGGGCTTAATAGTCTATGATGATAAATTTGCATATTCTCATCATGGAACAGACCCTGCTGGAGGTAGACTATGTAATGCATTTGACTTAGTTCGCATACATAAATTTGGCCATTTAGATACAGGCAAAGAAAAAGAAGACAAAGATAAAAAGAGCTTTAAGGCAATGGAAGAATTTGCCTCTAAGGACTCTACAACAAAAAAGCATATTGCTGAAGAAAAGTTTGCTGAAGCTAAATTCGAGTTTGCAGAAGAAGCAAAAGCAGAAGTTCCTGAAGAATATGATACTTCATGGACAGAAGAGCTTGACGCTAATACAAAAGGCGAATATGATAATTCTGCCAATAACTTGAATATAATAATTCAGCATGACCAATTCTTAAAAGATGTATTTAAGCTAAACATTTTTGATAATAAAAGATATGTTACACGTTCGTTACCATGGCGTAAAGTCGATACTGTGGAGCCTCTTCGTGATGTTGACTATTCTGGTGTTCGTAATTACATTGAGTGTGTTTACGGCATTGTGTCAAGTCAAAAAGTGGACGACGCGCTTGCGCTTGAATTTGAAAAGAAAAAGTTCCATCCGATAAGAGAGTATATATGTGCTCAAAAGTGGGATGGCATACCGAGAGTTAATACATTATTGATTGATTATTTTGGAGCAGAAGATAACGTTTATACTAGAGCCGCCATTAGGAAGACGTTGGTGGCGGCTGTTGCGAGGGTATTCGAGCCAGGTATTAAGTTCGACACAGCGCTTATACTTGTCGGAGAACAAGGAACATATAAAAGTACTTTCGTTAAAAAGCTCGGCATGGAATGGTTCTCAGATACATTCACGACTGTGCAGGGCAAGGAGTCATTTGAGCAGATACAAGGAGCGTGGCTGATTGAAATGGCAGAGCTTTCAGGTCTTAAGAAAGCAGAAGTAGAGTCAATCAAGCACTACATATCAAAAAGAGAAGATATGTTCAGGCCGGCGTATGGTAGAACAGTAGAAACATATAAGCGCCAGTGTGTATTTTTTGGTACTACTAACAACAAAGATTTCTTACGCGACCCGACAGGAAATAGACGATTTATGCCTATAGACGTAAGGCCAGAATATGCTACAAAGTCCGTAAATGATGACCTTACACAAGATGAAGTAAATCAAATATGGGCTGAAGCATATCAACTGTATTTGGCAAAAGAGCCTTTATACCTCGTTGGTGATGAAGATATAATTGCTAAGATTGAGCAACATAAACACTCAGAAGCAGATGAGCGAAAAGGTATTATTGAAGAATATCTTAATACTAAATTTCCAGATGATTGGGATAAAATGGACCTGTACGACAGAAGACGTTGGCTTGAAGACCCATTGTCTAAAAACGGTACAGTACAAAAAGATTTTGTCTGCATTGCTGAAGTATGGTGTGAGTGCCTCGGCAAAGATAAGACAGAAATGTCAAGATATAATACCAGGGAGGTTAATGAAATTCTTAGGTCATTGCCTGAATGGGAAGCTATAGCATCCACTAAGAACTTTCCTTTATATGGTAAACAGAAATACTATAAACGTAAAGATAGCTTATTATGATAGCAAATTTTTATAAAATGCAATACGGAAATTACCGTTATTCTGTGCTTCTTGTAACAAGAAATATAGAACATATTCCATCTGTCAAAACGGTTGTTATATACGATGGCCAAAAGTTTTGTGTTGACAGACTGGAATTTAATTTGGATAAGTGTGAGTATAACATTTATATTGTAAGAGTATGATTATTAAGCAATATATAGTAGAGTGTGATAAGTGCGGCAAGCTGATTGGTATTTATAACCATTATAAGCCAAGCTTAAAACAATTACGCAAATGCTATGGAATTGTTATAATAAATAATAGTACGCCACGGCTAATATGTAAAGATTGTATAAAGCATGATGATAGACAGTGAAAAAGTTATAGAGCGCAAATTGGCCGAGCTTGTTAAAATAAACGGTGGTATGTGCATAAAACTGCTGTGTGACCAACTTATAGGCTTACCAGATAGAATGTGCTTATTTCCGGGCCATAAAATAGTTTTTGTGGAATTAAAAACAACTGGACGAAAGCCTAAACGCATACAGGCATATATGCACAATAAGCTTAGAGCTTTGGGTTTTAGAGTTGAAGTAATAGATACGATAAAAGGCGTTGAACAATTTATAGATAGTATAATTTATGATAAGTAACATAGTTGCATTTATAATAGGTGCTTTGTTTGGTTTAGCTTGTTTAGCTATATTTAACAGTAACAAAAGATGAAAGAAACAGATTTACATAAATACCAATTAGCTTGCGTGCAGCATATAATCGAGCATCCATTTTGCGGTGTATTTGTAGATATGGGCCTTGGCAAAACCATATCAACTCTTACTGCTATAAATTATTTGATGTTTGATTATTGTGAAGTTAATTCTGTATTAGTTATAGCTCCAAAACGAGTGGCTGAGTCAGTTTGGCAAGAAGAAGCAGAGAAATGGGAACATACAAAGCATTTGCGCTTTTCAAAGATAATAGGCTCAGCAAAGCAACGAATAAGTGCTGTAATGGACACAAAGGCTGATATTTATATCATATCAAGAGATAATGTTGCATGGCTTTGCGCTTTATATGGCGGAGGCAAATTGCCTTTTGACATGGTAGTAATAGATGAGCTTAGTAGCTTTAAGTCTTATAAATCAGAGCGTTTTAAGGCATTACGTGGAGCTAGACCTTATCTTAAACGCTTAGTAGGACTGACAGGAACTCCGGCTCCTAATGGGCTTATAGATTTGTGGCCACAGATATATCTTATGGATAGAGGCGAACGCCTTGAAAAGACAATATCCAGATACAGAGAGAAATATTTTCGGCCAGGCCAAACAAATGGTCATGTCGTATATTCTTATGATTTGACGAGTGATTCAGAATATCTCATTCATAAGAAAATAGAGGACATTTGCATAAGTATGAAAGCCGATGATTATCTTGAAATGCCATTTAGGACAGATAACTATATAAAGCTTAGAATGCCTGAAGCTCTAAAGAAGCAATACGATGATTTTGAAAAGAATAAAGTGCTTGACTTAATAAGTGCTACTGAAACGATTGAGCAAGAAGACGAAAATGGTAATTCAGTATTTGTTGAAAAGCCTGTGGAAGTAAACGTAGTCAATGCCGCTGCCCTTTCAAATAAATTACTTCAATTTGCTAATGGAGCTATATATGATGAAGAAAGAAATGTGTTTCCAATTCATGATATTAAGCTTGAAGCTCTTAAGGAGATAATTGAAGATGCAAATGGCCAATCTGTGCTTGTGGCATGGACCTATCAGTTTGATAGAGATAGAATTGTTAAGTATCTTAAAAAATATAAGCCAAGAGAGCTTAAAAACAATAAAGATATTGAAGACTGGAATGCTGGTAAAATACAAGTTATGTTGGCACATCCAGCATCAGCAGGTCATGGGCTTAATCTTCAAGCAGGAGGTAGCATAATAGTTTGGTTTGGGCAAACATGGAGTCTTGAATTATATCAGCAGTTTAATGCCCGATTATATCGCCAGGGACAGCAAAATCATGTTGTTATAAACCATTTAATTTTGCAAGGCACTCATGATGAAGATGTAATCAGAGCACTGAAAAATAAAGATAAAAAGCAGAATGCCTTAATGAATAGCATAAAAGCAAAAATTGACAAATATAAAAAATATATGTAATATGGGAAGAAATGGTAAAAAAGCTCCAATATTTCTGGAAATGGTAAAATTTGTAAATGACAATGTTGGTAAGGTTGTCAGCTCGAGCGAAATTCTACTTGGTAAAGAGCCAGGTAGAAACTCAGAAACCGCGTATCTTTATAAGTTTGTAAAACTTGGATATGTAGAGCCTGTAGACGATAATAGCTTTGTGAAAGATAAAACAGCAAGCTTTAAGGTAATAAAAGAATTTCCTAAACATTACAATTCTGTTATGTTTATGGATGAACTGAGAGTGGCAAATGGGTATATACCAGATAATCATAAACGTAAAGTATATTGATATGAAAGCAACAGATGTACAAATAGGTGGTAGCCATTATAAAGATATGGCTATGCAACCAATAGAGCTTATAACTGCTTTAAGATGCTCTTTTATACAAGGATGCATTATAAAATATATTAGCAGGTATAGAGCTAAAAATGGAGCGCAGGATATAAAGAAATGTATTCATTATGCTCAGTTAGCTATTCAGTTAGGAGATAAAAGAAGATGCAATGATAAAGCTCTCTCTCTTAATATAAATAAGTTTATTATTAAAAATAAGCTAACGATACTTCAGCGGAGAATTATTACTCAAACTGCATATAATAATTATGAGCGAGTTATTCAATTTTGCAAAGAATTACTGCAAATAGAATATCCAGAAGAGCAATAAAATCTGGCAAGTTAAAAAGTGTTAAATGAGTGCATTTTATAATGAAAAAATTTTCTATTCTCGGAGAAAATTAGTATATTCGCATATCTAAATAAAGATAATAAAATGGACAAGAAAAGAACCTTTCAGCAAATAGCCAAAGATATAAAGTCAACATGGCTTAATGTATATTTTGGCGCAGTGCCTTATTTAGAGGCAATGTTAACACTTGATACTTCAGACCCGAATGCTATGTATTTTTATAATACTGCAGGAGATATTGTTAGATACTTCTTAGCTAATGCTCAAACATTTAGAGGAGCGGATGCAAGAAGATTAAAAGAAGAACTTAAAAATTTAGTAGTGTAATGAAGAAAATAATTATCGGACTATGTGTTATCATAGTAATACAAGCTTTATGTATTGTCGATATGAATAGTGCTATAGGCCAAAATACTAAGTATATAGAAGCTTTAGAACGATATACAAAAGCTCAAATATGTAAGAAAGATGCACAGCTTTATCTTATGAATTCTCTATGGAACAACCCAGAAGTTCATAAGCTATTGGCCGACTCTTGTAAAATGGATTGTATTAACTATAAAAACGGTAAATAATCATGGCTAACATCTTAGAACAAGCAAATAAAATCGTAAATGAGCGCTCAGAAGAAAAAGAGCGTCAATACGGGCCGTTTCAAGCATCAATGGAAAGAGCTGCTGCTCTTTATAATCTGATGTCACCCAAAGACCAACAAATAACAACTGCTGGTATGTATAGAGCTATGATAGCTCTTAAGTTATCGCGTGAGGCTTATGCACACAAAGAGGATAATCTTCTTGATGCAGTAGCTTACATGGGCTCTATGAATGACTATCTGGAAGAGCATAAAGATATTTTCAACAAATAAACAATTTTTTAATTATGGCAAAAGTGTATAACACAACAGACCTCAGACCTGACCAGGCCTTTGAGCGTCACGTATTCCACAGAGACCAATTTGCGCATTATCTGCGATGGACTCATATCTTGAAAGAAGCCAAAATTGGTGAGTCTATTGTTGATTTTGGCTGTGGAGCTGCTAACTTGCTTGAGGTATTATACAGAAACAAGTTTAAGCAGAAAGAATATATCGGTATCGATATTCGCGAAAAAACAATTCAAGAAGCAGCTGAGAAATATGCCAATGTACCTTGGGCTCATTTCTATGTTGCTGACCTTGTTAAAAACTACATGGATTTCAGCAAATTTAATGCTGACAAAGTCTGCGCTTTTGAAGTGCTTGAGCACGTTGGCAAACAGAATGCAGATGCATTTTTGGAGAACTTTAAGGCTTGTGGCAATAATAACGCTACTTATTACCTTTCAACTCCAAACTATGACCCATCTGTAGGAGCAGCTGGTAATCATACTTATGACTCAGGTGATGGTCGCGGAGTTGATGTGCAAGAGTTTGACCATTGGGAGCTTGAAGGCATATTGCTGAAGCATTTCAACATAGTAAAGAAGTTCGGTACATTTGCTTCAGCTAAAGACTATAAGCCACTGATGAACGATTGGCAACAGAAAATGTTTGATGCTCTTAAAGAATATTATGACTCAAACCTCATTGCCAATATCATGGCTCCTATGTTCCCAGATGCTTCACGTAATACTCTTTGGGTATTAAAGCGTAAGCCGGGAGATGTAAAAGTTGCTCCTAAAGCCACTAAGTAACCAAATTTATTCAACGACGATTTAATGTAACAGATATGAAGATAAAAGAAGCTTTATTAAAACTCAATGACTTTTGCAATGCAAATAGAATTGAGTATATGGTAACAGGTACAACTGCTCTGGCTATGCTCGGAGTTCCGTCTAATCCACAGGATATAGATATAAAGGTATTTCATTTGAAAGAAGAGCAGAAAGCAAAGTTAAAAGAACTTCAATTCCTGTCTGACCTTGGGAATGAAAACTATGAAGAAAGCACGTGTTACTCATTTGTAATCGGTGGAGTCAAGATAAATGCTATCATTGACAAGACTGAAAGCTACGATGAGATTATATCCAAAGGGGTAGTATTGGATATAATCGATATAATCGAAGAGTCTCATGCGAAACATCATCTTATAAATGTTCAGCTAGTAGCTCCCGCCTTAAAAGATAAGATGGAGCTCAGAAGAGATAAAGACAAAATATATATGTTGGGCTTAATTGCTACTTTGGCATCATTATGAAAAGTTTAATTTCAGTAACTCCAAGAGAGTTTAAACGTAACTTCAATGAAGTAATGGAAATGTGCGCAGATATGTGCATGACAACCAATCAGGAGATTATTATCACTGTTCCTACGAGCAGAAAGTCAAATACTCATGCAGAAATAGCCAAGCTTATTCCTGTAGAAGGAGGTATTAAGTATGAGTACAATAAAGAACTTATGGATAAGCATGGCATTAACGCTCCTAATCCTAAGCTTTTAAAAATTGCAGCTATCATGGCTGATGCTTTTGAAAAAGAAGGAGTTTACAGCCTTATAAGTCCAGAAGTTGAACATAGACTTGCTAGAGCTGTAGAAACAGCAGTTAAGGAACTTGTTAAAATGATGTAGTCATGAAATTTGCAAAAATAAGAAATGTAAAGTCTCCTGTTCGTGGGACTGGTAAAGCAGCAGGAATTGATTTTTTCGTTCCTAACTTTGGCAGTAACAAAGGCTTTATTGTAAATCCAGGAACTGATGTTTTGATACCATCAGGTATTAAGATGGAAATTCCAGAAGGATATATGCTTATGGCGGCTGATAAATCAGGAGTTGTAACTTCTAAATGGGCTTGCCTTGGAGCTGGTAGAACACCGAAAGCAGAAGCATTTGAAAGCATTGTTATTCTCGGGGCTAAGATTGTAGATGAAGATTACCAGGGCGAAATTCATATACATGTTGTTAATGTCGGCAAAGCCAAGGTCCACATTAAGCCAGGTATGAAAATAGCACAATTTATTCTTGTGCCTGTATCGTATGAAGGCCTTGAAGAAGTTTCTGAGTCAGAACTTTTCAGCCGTTCATCTGAGCGTGGTGATGGAGCACTCGGGTCTACTGGGTCATACTAAAGATTGATTTTCACGTTATTCTCGTGCGCAATATCGCGCTTTAAGTACATGAATGATTGAATAATAATGGAATAATAAGCGCGCTCTAGAACGCGCGAGAATATATAAACTTTAAGCACATGAAAAAGAAAGCAGTAGAAATACCTGAAGTTATCTATACAGACCAGTTTCTCAGATTTGTGGTAGTTTATGTTAACAAATTTAGAGCAACAAATGGTTATGGGAGATGGCTTGCTGAATATAAGCGAATGGATGAGCAAGGTATGTTTAAGCCTGAAAAGCTGAGAGAATTATATATCAAAATACTAGATGACTCAAATACTTTATCATACATATACTGGGATGCCGTACATTATATATGTATACAAGCACTTGATGCTGCTAAAGCTTTTGCTTTAACCAATTCGTTTGAAATTAGAGTGATAACTGGTGAAATTGCTTTTAATGATGACAATGAAGAACTTAAAGATTTATCTATGGAAGAAGCATTAACTATATGCAAAGCCATGAATGATGAAGCTGAAGAGCTTTTGTTTAGAGTTTATAACAGTAATACAAATAAACTTGTTAAATGATATGGCAACAATAGCTGAAAATACTCTTATAATAGATAGTCCGGCTGACTTAGAAGCTGAGATGTACCGATATAATTGCCATACAAAAGAAGAGCTTGAAGAAGTTCTCTGGTATGACTATGACGCAACTCTAGTGTTAAACTTTGAATATGAAGAAGCATGAATATAGCATATAAAAATGCAACTGAGGCTTTTGAGGACCTATATGGTTTTATTATAGGTCAAGGAGTAAAAACTAATGTTGGAACAAAGGCTGTTTACAATGTTGGCTTTTATTTACGTAATCCTCAGCAACGCGTTATAACAACAGAATGGCGCAAATTCAGCGAACGATATGCAGAGCGTGAATTTGCTTGGTATTTGTCAGGAGACAGGAGTGTAGAAAACATTAAGAAGTATGCTCCTATATGGGATAAAATGCACGGCGGCGATAACATAGTTAATTCTAATTATGGTTATCAGTGGATGCGCAATGGCCAATTAAAAAAATGCATTGAACAGCTTAGAGAGAATAAAGATACTCGTCAAGCTTGGCTTACTATATTTGACGGCAAAGAAAAGGATGATTATAAATATGATACTCCTTGTACTTTGTCTGTAGGTTTTGATATTAAGCCAGGCATTGAAACTCTTGATATGTGTGTAACTATGCGAAGCAATGATTTGGTTTATGGCTTTTGTAATGACCAGTATTGCTGGACCAAGCTTCAACAGTTAGTAGCCGATGAACTTGGTTTGCCTATAGGTACATATTACCATTTTGCTCATGACCTTCATATATATGAAAGGCACTGGGATATGAAAGAAAATTTTTATAAAGAACAGCTTAAAAAATTGGAAGAGTGAAAGTAGCAGACTTAAAGGTAATTGATGTGGTACAAATGCCTCAGTTTGAAAAGCATATTGAGGCTTTGATTAAGGACTTGTACTTAACTCGTACAAAGATTATGGATGGAAGTCCTTATGTTCAATTCAAAAGAGGCCCCATTGAAAGATTACAAGAGAAAAAGGTATTTGGGCCTAAAGCTCTTGCTGCTCTTTACGCGAAAGTAGTCGATAAGACTATAAATACAAGCGAATATCCTTCTACACTTAGAACTTTTATTAAAGGAATAGGTGATGAAGCTTTTCATAGAACTTATGTTGAATTAAAGCAAGCAGAAGATGAACAATCCAATAAGGGAGATAATAAAGAGTAATCTGCAGAAACTAAGCAAAGATGAGTTAGTTGATGCATTGGTCGATGTTTATATGGCATGCCCTCCGTTTAGCATAATAAGTTCAATGAGCTGTGTACAAGAAATAAAAAGCCCAATAAAAGAAGCTATAAACCAGCAGGCAAATATGCAGCGCATAAATGCACAATTTGCAGAAATAAAACAACCATTATATATATTAGAAAATGAAAAAGGTACTTAAATTTTTATGGAGACGTGTAGGTGTACTTTATTTCCCTATATATCTATTAGCATGGGTATTGCATAAAATAGCAAGACTCACACTTGCAATCGCATACTTTGGACTGCTTAACAAGCAAGCTGGAAAAGATATAATCAAGTCATTATTTAAGCGGCATGGAAGATATTAAGCAATATGGAGACTTAACAGAAAAAGAGCTACTCGAATTCATTGCAGAGATTAAAGGCGATGATGAGGATATTGAAGAAGCTCAAGAAGAGGCAAGCGAAAAGATTGCCTTAGAAGAAGAGCATACGCAATTATCTGAGTTGCCAGAAAATGCTGAAATCGAAGAATATTATGGAAATGATGCTTGGCGTAAGTTAACAAAAGACACTACTTTTCTGCATGGTAACGAAGGACAGCGCAAAGCAAGTTTGGCATTAGCAAAAGCCAATAGACAAAAAGCTCAGAGACTTAAGCAAGATAGAATATGTATTCAAAGACAGGCATTCAACCAAGAATATATAAGGTTGAGTGACCCTATTGGAAACGAGAATATTAAGCTGTTAGTCTCTTTGCTTGTCGAGGAGCATACAAGAATGATTGATAAGTATTCTGCTCTTATAAACAAGAGATTAGCCATGCTGCTCAATCCATTCATACCAAGAAGGTTAAGATTATGCAAAATGCTATATCCGGACTCAATCCGTATATGTCCTGGCTTTTTATATAGAGCTAGTAAAGAATATGGCAATAATCTTACTTTTTGGGCTATGCCTAACATTCCATATTATTTTGCTCAAAATACAGAGCAAAAAATTCTTATGGAACGCAAGCCAGAATTTTTGGTTTCTATCGACAAGTTTATAACCTTTTACCATGAGCATAAAGACAAAAGAACTAAAAAGGAACTTAAATATGCTTCACTTATAATACAAAAAGGTGTATATACTTATTTCGATTTGCTGAGATTAAATCCATTCTGGTTTGAAATATTGTATAACAATATAATAGAAAAGCTGAAATGAATAAGCAGATAGGTTTACCAAGAATTTTGGTCTATCAGGACGAAGATTGTAGCGTAATGACAGACTATTTACAGTTTTATGGCTTTGAAGTAATTACATCTACTGAAGCAGATATACTTCACAAGATAAAAGAAAAGAATTATGACCTGTGCATACTCGGACACTATAAAACTAGTTTACCTGGTGATTTGAGGTTATTAAAAACTTTGCGTAAAACAGACCGTAGAACACCTGTTATAATGGTATCAGACCAATCTAGATACGAGTTTATAATAGATGCTTTTGACGCAGAAGCAGATGATTATATAATCAGGCCATATAACCTCGAAGAGCTAATAAGACGAATAAAGGCAATATTAAGAAGATGTGGTGTTAAAGCGCGAGCCATTGAGCTATCTTACAAAATTGGTAATTATATATTTGACACAGAGAAAAATACTCTATCAATAAATGGAGTAGAAACAAAGCTTACAAATAAAGAAAGCAAAATTCTATCTTTATTGTGTGCCTATAAAAATGAGATACTACCAAAAAAGATACTTATGCAACAAGTATGGGCTGATGATAATTATTTCAATAAGCGTAGTTTAGACGTCCACATGTGCCTTTTACGTAATTGTCTTAAAATGGATAAACGAATTGTTATTGAGACAAAAAGAGGTATAGGTTATTCTCTTGTTGTTAACGAGGAATAAAAAATAACGGGAAAATACTTATTTGGTATTCTCCCGCTATATTTTTCTTGTTAGTAAGTTAACAGCCTTTCTTTTTGAAATGCTTTAAGAAATATAGGCTCATTTTTCCTGATACAAAGTCCTTGTCTTGTTCTCCTGTATGGAAACACCTATTGCCATATTTGTCTGTGTAAACCTTAAAATCACCTTGCAATTCTCTTGCTCCAGTTTGCTCATAAAACCACCAAGCTCTAATAAGGTTAGTATCAAGCCATTTAATTTGAAGTTGAATGTATTTTGTGAGGTTTTCGTATTCATCAAAGTCCATATCGTCTTTTACGTAAGACACAAATGTACATTCTATAAGGTCTGTGTCATCTACGTTTTCCCAGTTATCTTCTATGACAAAGCCATTAGGAAACATATCGGCAATCTCTTGTGCCTCTTCCATGTTTTCATCATCCAATGGCTCCTCTCCGTAATACAAGTAGTAAAAAGCATCATTAGATATTTGCATGACTTGCTTTTTACTATAGTCCATTCTGAAATTCATCTGTTCATTTTTTCTACTGTTTCACGATATTGTTTTTCAATTTCCGCAATTTCATCAAGTGCTTCTTTAGGTTGAACTAATTGAGCAACTCTTGGCGGTTGAGATAATTCTTCTATTTCACTAGACAGAGTATTCTCCTGTTGTACCTCTTGGTTATTCTCCTGTTCAAATGTTCCCATAATTTTCTGTATTAATAGTTTGACAATTCTCCCGTTGGGGATTTAGTATTCTCTTGTTCAATTCTCTTGCTTAAAGCCACACCGGAAATCTTGTGCGGACATCTATCGCATAGACCACTGTGTGATTGGCCTATACAACCGGTGCATTCAGGCATAAACGGCCTAACTATAACTAGTTTACGGCTTTTATCAGATTTAGTGTGTAACATATTTTAACATTTTTACAATTGTTCTTTTATAGGCTAAAGTACCAAAATACCTTTAAATAGAATACTGTTTTAATAATTTTAACATAAAAATTTTTCACTGGTTTATTGCCGTTTTGGCTTGAAACGTATGAGCCTTGGAGTATAAAAAATATATGAAATTTCATCATTCTTTCGCGCGTTCTCTCATCATTTCTCTTTATAAATGTAGATTTATATATCTAATATATGAAAGTGTCCTAGAACGCGCGAAAATGAGTCAACTTTTTTAATTAAAACTTTTAACAACTGCGAGTAATGCTGTTTGGATATAAATACGAAGCCGAAGCACTTCAAATCTTATATATGGAGGCCATGGAAAAATACATTGATAGGTATGCTTCTTTTTCCCTCTATCATGTTATTTTTATGAATTAATATAGAGCTACATCTAATATATGAAAGTGTCCTAGAACGCGCGAAAATGAGTCCTTTTTATACAATAAAAGCTGCATAGCTTAAAATAAAGCTATGCAGCTTCTGTGGTACAGATAAAAAATAACCGCCTCTTCACAGAGACGGTTACTAACCCTAAACAGATTTGCTTATGCAAGTGACTCCTCTTCAGCTGTAGTCTCAGCAGGAGCTTCGGCAGTTTCTCCATTTGCCTGACCGGCAAGATATTTATCCAGCTCCTTCTTTGCATCCTCGAGCTGCTTCTTTTTGGCTTCCAGCTCTTCCTGAGCTTTCTGCAATTTCTCTTCAGCTTTTTTCAAGTTCTCTTCGCAGCGAATTACGCGGTCCTGAGGAGTAAGCAGAGCGCGGGTTGCTGCTGCCTCACGGCGCTCCAGATACTTGGCATTGAGCTGTGCACCTTCTGCGTCGAACTCTCCGGCAATCAGCAGTCCTTCAGTGGTAACAACCTTGTGCATAATCTTCGTTGCAAACGGATTGCCCTCGATAGGAGCCGGAACTGAAATGCGGTAGAGCAAGTGCTGAGCTCGTTTGTCAGGCACGATTGCCACGATACGGCCGCTAATCATTTCGATGTGCTCTTCGCCGTTTTCGTCAGTAGTGCAGTATTTCTCGAATGCCACACCCTTGCCGACGTTACCGATAACTTTGTTAACTTCATCAGCAATTGCTTCCGGAGTCCATTCAATTTTTTCAGAAGCATCTTTTGGCTTGCGGCCTGCGCGTGTTTTCTTTTCCGGTTCAATAGTTTCGTCCAAAACACGAACAAGGTCACTGTCGTGTACCTTAACGATACGGCGGCCATCATCGGTTTTGATTGCCAAAAGTACTTTATTGCTTCGTTTTTCCTCAATAACTCCGGCGATATAACCGTCTACCCATTCTACAGTATTGAAAGGAACTGCCTGACAACGATGGTTAACAACTTCAGCTTTCAGTTTTTCAGCTAAAGCACGGCGTTCTTCATCTGAAACTTTTGGCTTTCTTTCTGCAGTGCGACCTGTGTACGTAGGATTGACACCGCAATTTTCTTCAGCAGCTTTAAGAGCAGCTTCTTCTTCCGGAGTAAGCGGAGTTTCTTCTTCGAAAGCAGGAGTTTCTTCTTCGAAAGCAGGAGTTTCAACAGGAGCTGCAGGAGCAGCAGGGGCCTGAGCCTGTTCACGAGCTGCGAGTACGGCCTCGATAGCTACTTTATCTTCTTCACTTGCTGTTTCTAACAATGCTTTCAGCGATTTTGTTCTCATTTGTGCAAATTTCTTTGTTGTCATAGTCGTAATTTTTTAAGTTGTTATTAATAATGTTTATATGTTTTTTCGATAGCGCAAATATAATATGATTATTTATATTAGAAAGCCGCTTTGAGAAATTTTTTCAAAATTCTTTGTTAAAAGGTGTTAACGGCATTTCTTGAATGGTCCGAGCATCCCGAGAGTACATATAGTATATCCCTCTTTGCCAAAAAATCTAATTGCCACATTGCACAATTGGGTTGTGTTCAGCATATCAGATGCTACTGTAATAATAAACACATCCGGTATAGTATAAAGCGTTACAGAAATATCTGCGATTGCTTCCATGAAGTTTTCTACGTTATCCAGATTTTCTCGAGTTGCTTTAATCTCGAGTCTGTAAGTTGTAACATATATCTGATTTGCGGCCATATTACTTAATATTTTTGTGAATATCTGTAAGAATTGCATTTGACAGCACCAACATTACTGCGGCTACTGCCACTACGAGCATATAAAAATTCTGCCAATCACTGATAGAAGCCAGGCCAGTCAATCCAATTATAACTAACACCATTCCAGTATTTCCTAACAGCTTTGCTTTTTTAATTGCTTTTTCCATCGTTGTAAATTTTAAAATTATGAATTGTGCCGCTGTGGGTATCGCTCCCTTTGTCATTTCCTTGCAGCGGCTGAGGCATTACTTATGCGAAACTTTAAAGTTATCAGAAATTAATCTCGCAGCTTCAAATGCAGTGCTAAAGTCTATAGGTATGCTCATCTGCTGTTTTAGTAGCATAGCCACACTGAGCAGCTCATTAGGTATTTCGTCTATTCCTAATTGTCCTGCTGTTTCTTCATTGACTGATATTCGCCATTCTGGGCCGTTGCCTCTTTCATAAGAGCAAGTAATTTCTGCAACTTGAACTATACGTTTATAATTGCTACTTCTTACAAGTATAATTGCCTCATCGCAATCTTCAATTACAGTAGCTATATAGCTAATAAAATCATGTTTTACATCTTCTTCAGAAAAAATAACTGCATACTCATAATTTGTCTTTGTCATAACTGTAAATTTTTAAGTTGTTATTAATATACTACTTTTATTTTAATCTGATTACTGCTTTAAGAACTTTTTTCGTTAAATAATGTTGGCTATTTTACGTTCATTCTTGCTGCATATTCATCAATTTGTTCTCTTGTGAGCCACTCAGGTTTAACCGGCAACAAATCGTAAAGCTCTCGCATTTTATCGATTTGTTTCTGCTCGTCATGAGCCCAAAGGCAATGCTCAGCATTTTGGTCGCCATGGCCAAAATAGTAATCACAATCACATTGAAGCCGGTTGAGTAGCATGTACTCAAATTTATAGTCTCTTGCTGCCATGTTAGTATATTCTTAGAAATTTGTACAAATATAGTCTCTTGCCGTATTTCACAATATACGCATAACCATTTCTCTTGCTGTAGCGTATCTCTTGCCAACGGCCTCTCGTGACCTCTGGGTCCCTTACTGTGAACATGATTGTGCTCACGTACCTTGCCGCATTGCCTGAGTGACTTATTTGTATCTCAATGCACTCGACTCCGTCATGCAAAACTCCTGTTCTCTTGAACTGTGATTTGTTATTCTCCATTGCTGTTCTCTTGTTTTAGTTCAACACTTTTTACTGCCATGCCTCCATACACATTACTAGCTGCATATCTCTCGGCCTGTTTTGTTGCTCCTTGGAGCGACACAGATTGAAATTCCTTTGTAGTGAAGTAACCACCATTCTTCAATTGCGGATTGCTACGCCAGAATGTAGCGATATAAGTTCTCTTGCTGCTCATATTATTCTTCTGTGGGTCCTTGCAGTAATCTGCATAAAACTTGTTTAAATCCATAATTTTACTGTTTTTAGGGTTTATTATTGTGCCCAGCAGTGGAGTCGAACCACTGTGCCAGCACTCCTGTGCGGCTCTCCCGGCCTAGGCCTTTCCGGCATCAACGGATGTTGATGCCGTTCTCGTCCACTGTTATTATTTCGACCAGCATCGCCTCGGTTGGCAGTTCTCTCGTCACAGTAATTTTCTCGTTGCCCTCCTGCCTTGTCTCCGTAACTGTTTTCGGCTTCGTCTCCTTATATATACAGTACGTGTGTTCGTAATACGGCTTGAGCTGGTCAGCCTTTTCGGCCGCCTTTATTGCCGATATAATCTCCTTTTCACAGTAATAATGACACTCCGACTCGAACATAAATTCTCCTGTGCGACTCTCCTGTTCAACTGTCACACCACTTTCGACTACTGTCAACACGAATCTGTAATTTCTGTTTACCTTCATAATTTTAACTGTTCATATTATTTCCGTTTTATTTATATCGCTAAAAAGCGTTAAATAAATTATTATATATATCCGGTTTATTTTCGATACGCTAATATACCAATTTTATTTTAACCGGAAAAATTTATTTGGTTAATAAATATTGGATATTCGTCAAAAAGCGTTAAATAAATTATTATATATATCCGGTTTATTTTCGATACGCTAAAAAGCGTTAAATAAATTATTATATATTAAAAAAATGTTAAGAAGCCGGTTATTTATATTAAAATTGTCGGCTTAATTATATGGATATAAGGCATTATTTTTTTAAGCCTGAAAAATATTTTATATCAAATCTGGTCAAGCAACCATTAATTTTTTAAGCCTGAAAATATTTTATATCAAATCTGGTCAAGCAACCATTAATTTTTATAGGCGACTGGCCTATAATTGGGTTGATACCTGAAAATTATTTGTATTAAAAAATGTTAAAAAGCACTCAGGCTTATAGGTTTTTAATAACCTTATAGGTTTTTAATAACCTTAAATATTTTTAATAACCTTAAATATTTTTAATAACCTTAAATATTTTTAATAACCTTAAATATTTTTAACCAGTGAAGCACTCAGGCTTATAGGTTTTTAATAACCTTAAATATTTTTAACCAGTGAAGCACATAGCCTTAAATATTTTTAACATAAAATATTTTTAACCAGTGAAGCACATAGCCTTATAAATTTTTAGCATAAAATATTTTCCAGATTGGGAAATTAGGCCCTGCCGCAGAGCCTTATAGGTTTTTAATAACCTTATAAATTTTTAACCAGTGAAGCATATAGCCTTATAAATTTTTAACATAAAATATTTTCCAGATTGGGAAATTAGGCCCTGCCGCAGAGCCTTAAATATTTTTAACATAAAATATT